CTCATATTCTTTTAATGTAATTTCAATCCACCCTACTTCAAAGTCAACCCATCTTTTCTGAACTTCCAGATGCGCGATCTGCTTATCCTCCATCATCAGTGAATCTAAGAAAGCCTTTTGTAAATTATCTATGTCTGGTTTTGACTGATGGAATCTTCCATGATACAATTTCTTTTTCTTCTTGGACCAAGATGGAGGTACCGGAATCACAAATGTAATTGATGCTCCCACCGGAGGCATGACAAAAGATTTTCTTTTCGCTTCTGCTGAAAGTTCTAGTTTGTAGTTGTTATACCTCTCTAGTCTAAGTAACCTTTTGAGTCCGGCTGGTCTTAACTTATCTCTTGGTATCCTAAAAAATATTGAATCACCTTGAGTTGCCCTGACGTGAGTTTGAGGTGTGATGTTAAGAATTACTTTCCTCAAGTGATACATTTTTTACTGCCTTGATCAAAATAGTTTCCATCATCTTTTTTAATGACCACTGCTTTTTGTCTGCTAATACTGTTAGTTTGTCAATGATTTCTTGTTCAAGTTGAACTTCTTTTCTTAGTTTATTCATCTCCGTATAGTTTACGACAAAGATACGAAACAATGATGTAAGGACAAAAAAAACCTCCTTTTTTAAGGGAGGCTCAAAGTAATAACAAACCAACTAACCGAGTTTAATACTTTGCTTTAGTCATCATTGATAACTTAGACGATTTCTTTTTTATAGGAACCATAACTTCTTTCCATGATTCTGTCATAGTCTTTCCTATATTATCTTTTAAAGGAGCTTTATTATCGGGACGAGATTTGTATTGCTTTTGCATAGCAGCCTCAAATTTAGCCTTTAAACTAGGCTTACCCATTTCTCCTACTTCTTTCTTTTTTGGATCTTGCATTGTTATTATTTTTACATTCTTGCTTTAGCTTCAGCCTTTCTTTTTTCAGCTTCAAGAATAGCCATTCCCTTTGCTTTAAGTCTGGCTTTTTTCTCAGAAGCTAGTCTTTCAATTCTATCTTTAAAAGTTTCTTTGAAATTCTCATAACCTGTTCCTTTTGCTAATTCTCCTGCTTCACCAATTCTTTTAACTTGCAACATTTCTGAATTAGGTATTCTTTCCACTTCTTCATCACCTTCGGTAGATTTATATTTAGCCTTTACTGAAACATCTCCGGTTTTTGGATCAAGTTCAGTTCTTCTAGTTCCTTTTAAACCTAAAGATTTATATGCAGAACCAAAGTCTTTTTCACCTTGAGTTAATTCAGCTTGCGCTTCTTTCATGCCTTCAATACTGGCTACTTTAGCCTCTGAGTCAGCTTTTGATATTGATTTTGGAGCAATTACTGCTTTTTTCTTTTCGTAAGTAGCAACTGTTTCAGCTGGCTTTCTTTTACCACCAAGCTTCTTCATTGATTTTAACATAGCTATGTTTTTATACCCAAATATACCATATTTTCACCATTTCCATTCCATATTACAAAAAAAAAATTTCAAACCCTCTGCATAAACATTTGTTTAAGCTACCCCCCCGCTCCAAAAAAGTTTTTATTTTTTCGGGGTTTTGATTTTCTTGCACCCAGTACCTCGCTTTTGCGTTTTCCCTTGCAGTTTCTTTGCGTGTGGTGTGTGGTGCGGTTTTCGGTGGGTTGTGGGCTTTGGTTTTGGTCTTGCAATTTGTTGCGTTGCTGGTTGTGGTGTGGCGTGTGGTTTGCTCTTGTTTTATGTAGGGGGGTAGTAGGGGATTTTGTAGCTACAATTGTGTATAATTAATTTAATTTTTGTAGCTACATTTCATTTTTTGCCTTAATTTTGTAGCTACAATTTATTTTATGGCAAAAAGCAATCCAATTGGAGTCAGATTTGACTTACAAAAGTTATATATGATTCAAAAAGATCAAAATTTGAAATCTGCTCAACAGGTATTAAATTATTTGATGGATAATTACGGCAAAAGCGCCCCAAAATCGGAAGATGTACATAAAAACGTACAAATACCAGTACAAGTCAAAGAAAAGCCAAAATTGGAGCCTCCAAGTCACTTAACTGGTATAGATTTAATTATCTGGAAGGTTGAAAATCAAAAATAATTCGTAAATTAGCGTATGAAAAGCAAATTACAAATGATGAAGCGTGCAGATGGATCCTATTCTCCTCGTGGATTATGGGATAATATCCGCGCCAACAAAGGAAGTGGAAAGAAGCCAACTCCGGAAATGCTAAAGCAAGAGAAAAAGATTAAAGCACAAGAAAAAAAATAGTTATGCAGCCTCCTAAGAAAACATTATTGACTCCTGAAAGAACAATGGAAGTAGCTGATTCATTAAGCAAAAAAAGTAATGAAAAAAAAGCTTTTTACGGTATTCAAAAAAACATTGCTGAAAGGGCAATGAAAAAAGGTGGTGGTGACACTCCGATGGGAACTGTATGGAAAGGTGCAGGAGTTGGTACTCCAAAAAAGATACCTAGCGCTAAAGAAAGATTAGGATTGGCCAACGAAGGATTAAAATCTGCATCAAAAGATTCAGCAAATGCAGCTAGATATAAAAGTTTAGCATTAAAAGCAATGAAAAAATAAATAATTATGTCAGGAGCTTGGCAAAGAAAAGAAGGTAAAAATCCAGAAGGTGGCTTAAATGCTAAAGGTCGCGCATCATACAATGCGCAAACTGGTGGTAATTTAAAAGCTCCAGTAAAATCTGGTGTAAATCCAAGAAGAGTATCTTTTGCTGCTAGATTTAGTGGCATGTTAGGTGCTATGAAAAAACCGAATGGTGAACCAACTCGCAAAGCGTTGGCATTAAAGGCTTGGGGATTTGGTAGTGTAGAAGCTGCTCGTAAATTTGCAAATGCACACAAGAAATCATAATGGATAAAGACATTTGCGTAACTCATGACATCTTATTAGAAGATGGTGTATGCGTAAAATGTCTTTCTGAAGATAATAAATAAGGCGGTTTTTAGGCCGCCTTTGTTATTTACTTCCATTCCATCTTATTTATCCTATAATTTTCTTCGTTCCTGTATGTGATAATTACACTATTGTATTGAAATATCTCTACAGAATAATTAATCCCATCTCTGGTCCATTCTGAAATAAAGTTTGACTTTTCATTTCTAACCGCTTCCATTTCATATCCCTTAAAGTCTTTGTCGTATGGTGGTTTAAATGATTCTGAATAAGCATCTGGGTTGCCGTATTTATCTGAAAATACTTTTACATACTTTTTATAGTTTCCAAGCAATTCATCCCATGTATTAGCATCTCCAACATAAGCTGTTAACACAACTGGTTTATTTGATTTAATAGTGTTTACAATATACACTCTAGCAAGCTTGTTATCGTATTCTCCTGATAGCTTTGTGGTTTCACCTGCTGCGTAATCAAAAGTAAATCCTTTTGTTTTTAACTTTGATAACAATAGGTTTCTGTCCTCTTTCAAGTTAATGCCATCAAATATCTGCGACATAGCAGTATTGACTAAAAAAATAATGATTAGGGTAGTTGTTATTAGCTTTTTCATTTGGTTGGTTTTATTGTTGGTTATTTTGTTCTTCTTGCATTTCTAAAATTTGTTTGCCTTTATCTGATAACGGTCTTGCAAATAGTCTTAGTTTCTTTCCGGTAGTTGGGCATAAAAATGTTATACCAACATCCATGTAAGACTTCAATACAATTTCCATTACTCCATCTGAGTTTTCACTAGCTCCAATTACATGTGGTTCATCGTAATCAAATTGCATACAAAAATCACATCCATCTAAAACTTCTGCATTAGTGGGTAAATTTAATTCTTCTTTTTTCTTAGCCATTTTTATTTATTTATTTCGTTAATGTCAACAATTTTTACTTCTTCTCCGTCTATCATAGCATCTAATGTAGATTCTATAATTTCTCTTTGGTTTGGGTTTAACAAAGCTATCTTTTCAACAATAGCCGGGACCGCAAAAACATCACTTTGTATTTCGTTTTTAATTCCAATCCTGACTTCAGTTGTAAGAAACGGGTGGGTTATAATATCATTAAAAATCCAATCTATCTTTTTACTATAATTTTTAAATATCCTTTCTCCCTGTGAGTGGGGGAACTGCCTGCAAAAATCTTCTAATTGCTCTTGGGCCATTTTTAGATTTTGGATTGCACTTATGATATTAGCTCCGGTCATTTATTGAAATTTAAATGTTTGTTTTCAAGTTCAAATAAAAATTCTCTTGCTTTTTCTACTTTATGCTGAATCCTTAAAATATCATCTTCATTCCTTTCCACATTGAATATTAATATTCTTTCTGGAATAGCAATATCATCAAATGTCATATTAAACTCCAGCTTCATTGATTCTTTTACATATTCTGGGCTTTCTTCTGAAACAACATTCATCTTATTAAGTAAGTATCTTTTCTCTTGCTCAACAATATTGAATGGTGTATTAACAAGACAGTATGCAATGTGTCCACTAGTAGCATCTGTAAGCCACATGTAAGATTGGAGCTGCCAGTAATATAAGTTATCAAGTTTATCTGGTATATTCCCTAAGAATGTCCAAAGATCATAGCTTGATTTGATATCAATAACCTTATTTGGGTTAACAGTTATTATATCTGGATGCCCTGATATGTAATCATTAGTAAACCTATGTTCATTTTTACCATAATCCACTCCCCAAAAATTATTTAAAAGGTCAATTGAATCATCTTCAACTTCAATACCTTTTTTCATTTGTTTTGTTTGTATATCTCTCCTTCTGCCATATTTTTCAGCAATATAAACTTCAATTAAATGTTTTTGGGCGGTTTTAGAAAGAACTCCAGCTTCTTTGTCAGCTTTAGTTACCGGCTCGGTCATTAAATAACCAACAGAACTTGATCTAATAAGTGTTTCATTCCATTTCATAATTAAAGGTTGTTTAGTTTGTTATTATAATATTCCAGCAATTCAGAATTGTTTTTACACATTAGTTCCCAGGCTTTTAACTCCTGTTTTGTTGTGCAAGAATTAATAAACTCTTTTGTTCTTTCTGTTAGTGTCTTTTTTGATTGTGTTGGGATTACTTTTTCAACAATTGGTTCATCTTGTTCAAAATAAAGGCCAGCTTCTTCAATTTGTTTAACACTTTTTTTATGGTATTCTTCAACCAGTTGCCTTGCATTATCAAGAGCCTTATCTGCTGATTCACCCGGATTCAAAGCAAATTCAACCCCTATTTTTTCTGATGAATAGTTACCTAAATTAAATGTTCTGGTGTAGTTAATGGTTTGTATATGCATATTACTTATTTTACTCTGGTTACATTGGTTTGCTTGTCATCTGCTTTGATTTTGAATACTTTTGCTTTATGCTCTTCTTTTCTTTTAAGATTTGAAACCATAACCATTACTGAAGTATATGGGTTTTCTAATAGTAAACTTTCTCCTACTTTAAGATCCGATACTTTACTTGATACCGAATCTGGACTAATGTTTCTTGCCATTTTATGTGTTTTAATGTTTGAGTACAAAATTAATTTAATTAATTTAATTAAAAAAATAAATTTAATTAAACTTCTTCTTTACCAAATTTAATTTAGACCTGTATTCAATTATTAAAGCTTTTAATTCATCTTTAGTTGGCTTAGCAACCTGCCTTGCTGTTTCTCTCAAGTATTCTACAACACCATTATTCTCTGCGTCTAATTTATATTCAAACTCTTCCAAATTGCCCATCTTAAAGTAATTTTCTTCCATTGATTGTGGTCTACAATTAGCTTCTAACCATCTAGTTCCAAGATTTGCCCTAGGTATAAAGTGGCCGCATTGTATTTCCTGCCATCTCATCTTTTTGCCTGATGTGTAACATTCTACCATACCTTGTTTGTCTACATATTTACATCTAATATATTGGCTAAATACATGATCTAAATCTGAAACAAGATTTTGAAAGCTTTCACCATCATCTTCAAATTCTTCCATTCTTCTTTGAGTAGATTCAATAGTAGCGCATTGCTTACACATCTTTTTAGAAAAATGGTAATCAATGTTACCGCATCTAACGCACCTTTTTTTCTTTACTATTATCGTTGAGTTTCTCATCTTCTTTTAATTTATGTAGTTTATTATTTATGAATCTATATTTACCAGTGTATTTACCATCCTTTGTTACTTCTATTATTAAATCAAGCTTTTTAGCCAATTCATATATTAGTTCCCTATTTTCCATTTGCAAATTTAATTAAATTAATTAAAACACAAAATTATTTTTAAAAAAAATTAAAAATATTTGGGAATTTAAAAATTAATACTATTTTTGCTGTTCAACAATAAATTTTATGGAAGAAATCAAAACAATGAAGCTTCATGAACGAATCAAGGAAGCCATGGATGGTCGTACACAGCGTTGGCTTTCATTAAATGCCAAGATACCAGAATCGGAATTATCACGCAAGATGCAGGGTAAGTTGTTATTCACTGATAGTGAAATTACTCGCATAAATGAAGCTTTAAAAACCGATTTAGTAAACGATTAAGTAATAAAAATGCCAAAAGATACATTCTACTTCTCACACGACTATAATGCTCGTAATGATGAGAAGATTAAAAGGCTGATTAGAAAACATGGTATGCAAGGGTATGGTGTTTTTTGGTCAATAGTTGAGGATTTATACAATAATGCGAACGCATTGCGAATGGATTACGAAGGCATAGCGTATGATTTAAGGTCGGATAGCGACTTAGTAGCGAGCGTAGTAAATGACTTTGATTTATTCATTTTTAATGGTGATTATTTTGGCAGTAATTCTGTACAAGAAAGACTTGAACAAAGAAATGATAAGAGCGCAAAAGCAAGAAAATCAGCTAGTTACAGATGGGATAATGCGAACGCAATGCAAACGCAATCCGATAGCAATGCTAAAAAGGAAAGGAAAGGAAAGGAAATAAAAGGAAAGGAAATAAAAGAAATAAATATATCGTTTGATATTTTTTGGGATTTATATGACAAGAAAGTGGGTGATAAGGATAAGTTGAAAAAGAAGTGGGAGTCATTGCAAGATTCAGATAGAAAATTAATCATTGACTATTTACCAAAATACAAGACTATCCAACCAGATAAAAAATTCAGGAAGGATCCTCAAACTTTCTTTAACAATAGTTCATGGAATGATGAATTGGTTGGTTTAGATTTACCAAAGCAGCAGATTTATAAAAATAACGATTTTGAAGCTTACAAGAAAAGACAACAGGAATTAGGAAAAACTTTAAATTAATACGATGATAGCTACTATTTTTAAAAACATTTTTAGCAAGGAACCTCACTTTATCACAATTGAAAAAGCTTTAGAAAGAATTAAATCTGGTTCAAGTAAGGAACTGGTTACTGAAATCAGGAATACTCTTGACAAGGAAAAGTCTAATAAGATTAAGCTAAATTTACCTTCAGTTTGCTTTAGTGGTAAGTTTGGTAATGACAGGAAAGATGAGCAGCTTATTGAGCATAGTGGTTTCATTGTGCTTGATTTTGATGACATATCTGATTTAAGGGATAAGCAGACCGATATAATTTCACATGATTTTGTGTATTCCTGTTGGGTTAGTCCGTCTGGTAATGGATTAAAAGCATTGGTAAAAATAGCTGACGGTTCAAAGCACAGAGAGCATTTTCAGTCTTTACAGGAAGTATTTCCTGAGATTGACAGGAGTGGAATCAATGTAAGTAGGGTTTGTTACGAAAGCTTTGATCCTGAAATTTATGTAAACGATAAGGCTTCTGTGTTTGCGAAAGCTAAGAAAATTGAGAAGATAACCGTAACCGAGAATCAGAATGTAGATTACTCCGAAAACTTTCGTAGAATATTAAAATGGCTTACGAATAAGAACGATGCTTTTGTAACAGGTGAGCGAAATACATATATTTTCAAATTAGCATCCGCATGTTGCCGTTTCGGTATTGATGAAAACGCTGCATTAGGCCTAATTTCGGCAGAATACACTGTAAGCAATGACTTTACTATGTCGGAGATGAAAAGCGCCGTAAAGAGCGGATATAGGGCAAATAGGAGCAATTTTGGAACGGCTTCCATACAGAAAGAAAAGTTGGTTAGTAAAGAAACTAATTATGAGATTGATGTAAAGCGCGAATTTACAGAAGAAAATGGTGAGAATTATAGGATTGAGGATGTGGTTTATGGTATTGATGTTAAGGACAGGGCTTTATCAATAAACGAAAAAGGGTTTGAGAAGATTATGGGTGTTGGTGTACCTGAGCTTGATTATTTGTTTAAGCCAAAAAGAGGAGAAATAACATTATTGACCGGCATTGGTAACTACGGAAAGACCGCTTGGCAGAAATCACAGATTTTAGGAAGAATCATCATGTTTGGGGAGAAGATTGCTACATTTTCACCTGAAGATACACCAGCTGAAGAATATTTTCATGATTATGTTGAGATGTTATTGGGTTGTGAGTGTACTCCATTTAATCCAAATAGGCCATCAAACGAGGTTTATGAAGCTGCTTATGATTTTATATCTAAACACATTTTTTACATCAGCGCAGAAATGCTTTCCCCTACTCCCCAGTATATCAAGGAGAAGTTTCTTGAATTGATTGTACAAGAGAAGGTAGATTTTTGTTGTATTGATCCATTCAATCAGATGACAAATGATTACAAAGGATTCGGTGGGAGAACAGATAAATATCTTGAAACATTATTGGCTGATTTCTCGAGATTTGCAAAGAAAAATGATGTATATTTCTGGGTAATTGCGCATCCTAAATTAATGGAAAGAGATAAGACAGGTAACTATAAATGTCCTGATGTTTTTGATGTAGCTGATGGCGCAATGTGGAATAATAAAATGGATAATATATTAGTTTATCATAGACCATTTGCACAAACGGATCCTAATAATCCTTTAGCAGAATTTCATTCAAAAAAGATTAAAAAGAAAAGCGTTGGTAGAAAAGGTTTTATGTTAGTTGAATATGTTTGGGAAAGAAGGAGATTTTTTATTGAAGGAAGGGATTTTATACAAGAGATGTTAAATAAAAAGAATTATGAATTTTGGAAAAGAAAAGAAGCAAGTCAAGCTTGGCTTCCATACCAAGATGAAAACGGAGAAGAAGTAATATTTTAATAATTATAAAAAACAAAACAATGATTAGAATTTCAGTTATTGGTCGTTTAGGCCAAGATGCAGTAGTTAACAATGTAAATGGTAAGACGGTGATTAATTTCTCAATGGCTTACAGTGAAAAGTTTAAGAAGCAAGATGGTCAAGAAGTTGATAAAACAACTTGGATTTCATGTGCATATTGGACCGAAAAAATCAATGTTGCTAGTTATTTAAAGAAAGGGACTTTGATTTACATGGAAGGTAAACCAGAAGCAAAGAATTATACAAATACTAACACTAATGAAACCGTTGCGCAATTACACGCAAGGGTAGTTACATTGCAACTGCTTTCTGGTAAACAAGAGGAAGCCCCATTTTAATGTATATACATGAATTAAAAAATATTATAGATGTCCATACCCCACTCGGAAAAGGAAAAGCAATTGCATGGATTGATTACGGAAGTGAAGTCAACACTGTTTGGAAAGTTATATTACACGACAGTGGTATCGTGCGGAATTTTTACGACACCGACATTATCGTCTACCCAAATAAGATGGACGGCGGAGGTATTGACTTAGATTATTTTAAAAATAAATAATATGCAACAAGAACTGCAATTTGATGGTACTGATTATGTAAAAGAAAGGGATTATCAAAGATTGGCAAATAACCATTATAAGCTAAAAGAGTTAATGAAAGACTCTGTTTATAGGACTCTTGGGGAAATATCTGATTTTACTGGTATTCCGGAAGCTTCAGTATCTGCTGGGTTAAGGGATTTTAGAAAAGAAAAGTTTGGTGGTCATTTTCTGAATAAAAGATATGAAAAAAATGGTTTATATTCGTACCAATTAATCCTTAAAAAAGAGCAAAATGGCGAAAATTAAATCAGATCCTAGAAAAATTACATTTGGTAAAAGAAAGACAGGAAGTGCAAAAAAAACTTATAACAAACACTCGCCTAAGCCTAAAGAATATAGAGGTCAGGGGAGATAAAAATTAATTATGAATGTATTGGAATTATTTGCTGGTAGTAAATCTATCGGTAATGTTGCTGAACAATTAGGCATGAATGTTTATTCAAGTGATATTGAACAGTTTGGTGGCATTAACTATGTTGTTGATATTTTAGAATTTGATGTAAATAATGTTCCCTTTAAGCCTGATATTATTTGGGCCAGTCCTCCATGCACAGGTTTTAGTGTTGCTGCAATAGGTAGAAATTGGACAAAGACAGATGGGGATGCAATACCAAAATCTGACACCGCAAGACTTGGTATAGAACTAGTAAAAAAAACAATAGAAATAATTGATTATTTTAATCCTAATTATTATTTTATTGAAAATCCAAGAGGTATGCTAAGGAAGTTGCAAATTATGCAACGTTTTAAGCGTCACAGCGTAACATATTGTCAATATGGAGATAGCAGAATGAAGCCAACCGATATTTGGACAAATAGCGAAACTTGGATTCCAAGATCTGCTTGTAAAAACGGAGATACTTGTCATGTTAGTGCGCCAAGAGGTTCAAGAACAGGAACACAAGGACTTGCAAATGCTTTTGAAAGAAGCAAAATACCGAATCAATTATGTGAAGAAATTTTAAAAAGTTGTATATGAATAACAAAGCCGCCAAAAAATTAAGAAGATTATCTGTTGCCCTAGCTGCCGGTTCCGGTAAGACTATTGATGATGCAGAAAGAATCTATAAAAATCTAAAAACAGTATATAAAGAAAATAAAAAAGCCCCTAAAAAATAGGGGCTTAATTTATTTAAGCGTTTGCAGCTGAATTAATTTGTGCTACAGTGGCATTTGTGTAGAAGTAAACAGGTACTTGATTTAGTCCTGTTGGAGCTACTTCAACAATTGAGTTCATAGTTACTCCGTTTGCTACTGTTCCAGAAGGAGCTGGGTAAGCTACAAATCCTTCAACTGGGAATCCGTAAGCAATACCAGATGTTGCTGGAGTTCCATTTGGGTTTAATAAAGCATATTGATTTCTTTGATATGCAGTAATTGATACTATTTGTGCCATTTTATAATGTTTTTATTTGTTTTTAAATTTTTAATTAAGCTGCTGTTGTTGTAGTGGTTGTAGGAGCCGCTGTAGTGGTCGTAGTAGTAGTGGTAGTTTGGATTCCACCGCCATTGATAGCTGCAATTAAACCAGCAACAGTTGCGTCACTGTATAATTTTTCAGCAGGTTGATTAAGACCACTAGGGTAAATGAGAATTAATGAGTTCATTTGAACACCATTCGCCACAACCGTAGAAGGTTGAACCTGTAAGTTGGCTGTTGGTAAAGAAAATAATACACCATTTGTTGCAGGTGTTCCATTTGCGTTTGTTAAATCGTATTGATTTCTACGATAAACATAAACTGATACATGATTTGCCATTTTTTTTATTTTATTGTTTATAAATTGTTTCAACAAATATACTTAAAATTTAGTAATTTTTATTTTAAAAAAAAGTATTAAATTAATTAAATTAGTTCTACATTTGTATTAAATTAATTAAATATGAAATTAATTGCTCCGTCAAATAGAGTTATTATTAAAGTAGATTTAGAAAGTAAAAACAGCCATACTTTTAAAGATGGTACTAAAATCAAGTTGGAAAGAGTTTATGATAACTTTAATATGCGTTATGTAAAGCCAGTAAATGCAATAGTTGTAGCAGCTAAAGATATTCCAGAAGGCGCAGAGATATTAATACATCACAATGCTACACACGATACATACAAGCTTTTTAATTACCTAAGACCAACAGCTGAAGCATCTTCAGATATTCAGTATTTTTCAATACCTATTGAAGAATGTTTTTTATGGAGAGATGGTCAAAGTAAACCATGGCAGCCATTAAATAATTTTGTTACTGGGTTAAGAATATTCCAGCCGTACAATGGTCCACTAGAAGGTATACCTCCTACTTTAATAAAAAATAAGATTTATGTTACAAGTGGTGAGCTTACAGGCAAGGTTGTAACTACTTTAATATCAAGTGACTACGAGATTATTTACCAGAATGATGATGGAACAGAGGGTAAAATAATTAGATTTAGATATTATCCAGAGGGTCATGAAAGAAATGAAGTAATTGCTATTGACCATGACTTAACAACAAGAGTTATTAATAATGAATTTTTAATTGGGTATGGAGTTTCTGATGCATCAAAATTGGTAACAATATCAACACCAAATGTAGTATGTCTGAATTAGAGCAAAAGGTAAAAGAATTAGAAAAATCAAATGCCTATTTAAGTGGCAAATTGGCTTATTATGAGCAAGATGGGGCAATTAAGCTTTATTATAGCTTGCAAAGAAAGGCTAATGAGATGGCAGAATTGCTTAATAGGATTAATTTGCTAGATATTGAATTGATTGATCCAAAAGATAAGTCATTTGAAAGATTGCAGAAGCTTTGGTCCGAAGCTGGCACAATTACTGAGTCTATTAGGGCATTAGAAATATCCGCTGGTATTAATCAAGAAGGAAAAGAAAGCAAAAAAGAGGCAGTTGTAATAAATAAAAGACCATTTTCACCAGAAAGTGTTGCTGATGAGATTGGTGAATTAGCAGGCAAACGCTCATAGTATGTACGAAAAAATTGAAAAAGGTTCCACGATTCACATTCAGGGATTAGATTGTAATCTTCCTCCAGAAGGTTATGTGTTTAATATATTGACCAAACAGGTTGAGCATAGGGGTATTTATCAAAGGTCGGATATTCAGTCTGAGCAATATTGGAAAAGAATACCATTGCCAAGCTGGTACGCTGATACTATGAAGGAATGGGATGAGTACGATAAGAAGAAAAAAGATGATGCCCCAGAATTTTATGATGAAAAATTAGAAGATTTTAAAAAGCAGGAGTGGGATAGAAGATTGAATGGCTTTTGGTACATGAATAATGGTAAGCCTACCTTTTTAACAGGTATGCATTACTTGTATTTGCAATGGTGGAGTATAGATATTGGTTATCCTAAATTCAGGATTCCGGATTTAGAGAAGTTTTATTTTATGGACTATTGCATACAGGATCCATTATGTATGGGAATGTTGGAGGTTACAAAAAGACGTTTTGGTAAGTCATTTGTGGCTGGTTTGTTTGTTACAGAATATACTACCAGAACCAAAATGACAAATGGAGGTATTCAGTCTAAAACAGGATCTGATGCCAAGAAATTCTTTGCAAAGACGGTTGTAAATCCATTCAGAAGGCTTCCTAAATTCTTTAGACCTGAGTACGATATGTCTTTGGGTGTTAATCCAAAGTCAGAAATGCGTTTCCAAAAGACAAACGTAAGAGGTAAGAAGGCAGAGGATAATGTAGATAAAGATGAACTTGGTTCAGTTATTGACCACCAGTCTGCCGATACGGTAGCTTATGATGGACAGAAGTTGCATAGGTATGTTGCGGATGAGTGCGGTAAAACAACAGAAGTAAACGTTTATGACAGACATGAGGTTGTTCGTTATTGTTTACTGGATGATGAAGGTAAGGTTATTGGTAAGGCTTTATATACAACTACCGTAGAGAAGCTTACGTCTGAAAAAGATGGTGTTCAAGAGGCATTTAAGCTACTTTGGGAAGAAAGTAATCAGGAGAAAAGACAAGACAATGGTACTACATCTAGTGGGTTGTATAGATTTTTCATGTCTGCAAAAAGAACAAGAAACTTTGATGATTTTGGTTTTCCAGATGAAGAAAAGACTTTTTTGCAAATTGAAGCAGATAGGGAAACGGTTAAAAACAACCCAAGAGCATTATCGGCTCGTATTAGAAAAGAGCCATTAACGATTGATGAGGCATTTAGTACAGATGCCGATGGATGCATATTTAATGTAATGAATATAGCAGCAAGAGAGTCGTATTTAAAAGAAAATCCGGTATTAAAAAGGCATGTTATATTTTATAGAGATATTGACCAAACGGTAAAATGGAGAAACATAAACGATAAAGAGGAAGATTTTCATTGGGTTATCACTCAATTTCCACCTGTTGGAAAAGAGAACAGTCATGTGTTTGATATTAGAACAAAAAAACCCGGTAGAACAGATGATGGCGCTATTGCAATTGATGGATACAGTAATAGTCAGGGCGGTAAATTTGGTTCAAAAGCATCGGCTTGGATTGGTAGAAGATATAACTTATTAGATCCTTCAAATACCGGTAAGGCAATAGGTCATCTATATGGGAGGCCCCATATTAAAGAAACGCTACACGAACAGGTGCTTTTAGCAGCAGAATATTACGGTTATCAAGCTTGGTATGAACATAATAGTGATGATTATCTTTCATATTTTAGGGAAAGGGGTAGAGTTGGTTATTTAGGTTCTTATCCAATTTCTACAATTGATCCTGCAAAAAGAGAAACAGCTGAGAGGTATAAGGGTTTTCCTACTACCCCATTTAGCCTTACAAAACAAGCTGATGTAGGAATTATGTATTTTGAATCACATATTGATTCTATAGATTTTGAGAATTTATTAGAGGATGCCAAAAAATTTGATCCAAATAACAGAACAGACTATGATATTACCGTTTCTTTTTTGATGCTTATAGTTTGTTTAATGGAACCTGTTATTAAGCCTCCTAAAAGAGAACCTTTGGTAAAAAGCTATGTTCCTTCTTTTAATTAATTAAAATTTTTATTAAATTCTGGAGATTTAGTATATTTGACACAAAATATATTCAAATTGGCAGAGAGTCCTTTATACATATCCTCGGCAAATAGTAGTGGACAGTCGCTTAAAGACTTCCAAATTACTACTGATGTAGCGTCTAAAAAAGATTATTTATACGGTAAAAACGTTGCCCAAAATATCTATTCTACAATTTATGGTAACCAAACTTATTTTTGGTTAAGAAACAATAGATTTAGAAAAAACAGACAAATTGCTAACGGTAAAGTAGACATGAGTGTGTTTATGGACCGATTGGAAATGAATGGCAAAGCCAATTTTGTAAATATAAACTGGAAATCAATTATTATTGGTAATACTATTGTTGCTAGATTGGTTGGTTCTTGGATGAGTCGTAGAGAAAAAATTACAGTTAATGCTAATGACACCGCATCTGCAATGTTAAAACAAAGACAAGCAGATGAGGCAGAATTTTTATACAGAAATAAAGAAACTCTTGCTCAATTACAGCAAGAATCTGGTGTTGAAATTATTCCTAAAGATACATTTGTTGCAGAAGATAAAGATGAATTAGATCAATGGATAATGGAGTTCAATCATTTGCCAGAAGAAATATTATACAGCATTGGTTGTAATAATGTTTTTGAAGCCAATGGCTGGAACGATGTTTTGAAACAAAGATTATTGCATGATTCAGCTGAGGTTGGATTAGTTTGTACATATACTTGGATGGATGAAGAAGGTGAAGTTCATGTTCAATGGATTAGACCTGAAAATGCTATTTATTCATATTCTGATTTCCCTGATTTTAGAGATACGACTTATAGAGGTCACATTCTTTCAATGAAGATTAGTGAAGTAAGAGCAAGATATAGTAAAGCAGCAGGAGGTACACTTTCTGAAGAAGATATATTTCAATTAGCTCAATCATCAAAAGAGTATCAACTTACTGATAAGATTAAGTGGATGCAAGATTGGAATGTCGCTTGGCTAAGACCTTATGATGAGTGGAATATTGATTTAGTGAATTTTGAAATTCGCACATTAGATTCTGATGGTTATACTGTTACTAAAACTAAAAAGAATGGTAGCACTATTATCAAAAAAGGTAAGCCAGAAAAATTAGATGAAAATCAAGAATATTTAGAAGAGAAAAAGTGGAATATTTATCATGGTGTTTATTGCCCAGTTACTCAAACAATGATTCATTGGGGAATTAAGAAAAACATGATTCGTCCACAAGATCCAAAAGAAATAGGCAACGCAGAATTTTCTTATAGCTTTTATATGTATGATCCTTATGACATGCGTAACGTAGCTGTACCAGAAAAAATTGAAGAGCCTATTGAACAAATGATTTTAGCTAGATTAAAGATACAACAACTTGTAGCTAAAATGGTACCGGCAGGTGCGGCAATTGATGTTGACGCATTACAGGAGCTTGACTTAGGTTTAGGTGATTCTGTAAAGCCTATTGATGTTCAAAAGATATGGGAACAAACAGGTAAGCTTTATTATCGCGGTAGAGATGCTGAAGGTAATCGTATTCCTGTTCCAATTACAGAATTAGCTAATACAGGTTTTTCGCCTCAATTACAAGCTTTAATTCAGTTATATCAATTCCATTATCAAGTATTAAAAGATGAATTAGGTGAAGATCCTAATTTAATGAACCAAGCTGCACAACCAAGAGTGGCTGCTTCTAATATTGAGGCTTCAAGAGTTTTAGCAAATAACGCTACTGAATATATGTATGATGCATATATCTATGTAATGGAAGAAACTGCTAAAAAGGTGGCTTGTTTAATAAATAAAAGTGTTACACATGGTGCTAAAAAATATAGCGATTTATTAAAGGAAGAGCAGGTAAAGGACAGAAATTTTGTTGCTTCTATAAAAATGATGCCTGATGACGTTCAACTTGCTACATTGCAAGCAATGATGAACAATGCTATTGCGTCAAATCCTCAATTAGTTATTTACTTAGATCCATTTAAAGCAATGAGAATGGCTAAAGAAAATGTAGAACTCGGGGAATTGTATTTTAGACAAGCTCAAAAAAGATTTATAAAAACCGAGCAAGAAAAAGCTATGGTTAATTCTCAGCAAAATGCAGAAGCTCAACAAGCGAGTATTCAATCTAAGATGCAGGCAGATAGCTCTCTTGAACAGCAAAAGTCTTTAACAAAGGAAAAGGAAATAATTTTACAAGGTGTTTTTGATCTTGCAAAAGCAAATATTCCTGTACCAGCAGAACTTCAGACATTAGTTGCAAATATGTTACAGAACGTCACCGTCCCAATTGCTGTTCAAAATCAACAACAACAACAAGCATTAGCTCAACAACAGCAAGCTCAAATGGAGCAAATGCAACAGCAAGAAATGGAACAAGGTTCTGAAGAACAACAAATGGAACCTGAATTACAAGAACAAATGGAAACACAACAATAAAACTATAAAATAAAATAAAATGGCAACGGTAAGCAAGCTCTTAATAAGACTTCAAAAATTTAGTTCTAAAATTAGTACAGTTGTAGATGCAACTGATTCTTTTAATGCTAATGGTAGTTTTTACCAAGATTTATCTGGCTGGGACTCAGCTGTAGTTCAAGTAGTAACTCCTTCTGCGGCAGTTAATTTCACCACAACGAATGATGATGGTTCAATTGAAGGTCAGTTATTGCCAGCTCCAGAAGTTCCAATTAACTGGGTTACTGTTTTAGGTGTTAATTTAACTACTAAAGCAGACGTTTCATCAATTAATGCAAGTGGCATTGTGGCATTTGGCATTATTGGTAAATATTTAAAAATAGCTTAAAATAAATTAAAATGGCAAGTTACGCATACGTTTTATCTAAAAATACATATCCAACAGCTCAAGAAGCTTATAATGTTGGAGTTTTACAAGGAACCAGAATAGTTTATGCAACCACAGCAACTTTGACTAGTTCTAATATTCTATATGCTGAAAGTGATTTAATCCAACCAATTTACGGAAACGGTTCTGATTGGTATGGAGTTCAATTACTTACAAATACTGGTGTCAAGTATGCCATTACAATTGATGTAGATGGCTCTATAGTTATAGATTAATAACGAAAAACAAATAAGCATTTATGCTAGAAAATCAAGACATGTCAGCTCCAATAAAGCTGGCAGAAGGTTACAATCCGTTTTCGGATGAAGATGTTGTACCACAAGTGCAACCGCAAGTAGAAGTAGCCCCTACTGCAAATGAAGAACAAAATGTTGACAATACAGCTAATTCATCTCCGGATGCGATAGTTAGTGAGAATCAACAACAACAAACAGATTATTCTACTTTTAACCCAGATTCTTTTATTAAAGAAAGATTTGGTTTTGATACAGTAGATGAAGCTGAAACAGAATTTTTGAGATTAATTGAAGAAAGGGAGCAAACTCCACAATTTGATTTTTCTGATGATGTAAGTAGAACTCTTTTTGATGCAATTAAAGAAGGTAAGACTGATGATGTTTATCAAATTTTAAATGAACAAAAAAAACTTGATAAATTAACTAATTCGGAATTAACAACTGAAATTGCAGCTGAAATTGTAAAAACAAACATTCAAAACAAGTTTAAGGATTTAAGTGCGGATGAAGTTGATCTTTTATTTTATGATCAATTTTTCGTACCTTTGAAACCTGAACAAGGTTATGATGAAACTGATGAGGATTATGCTGATAAGTTAAAGACTTGGCAAGCACAAGCTGATTACACAGAGAAACGTCTGATGATTGAAGCTAAAGTGCTTAGACCAGAAATAGCAAAGTTAAAAAGTGAAATAAAACTACCAGATATTTATAATGAGGCCGGAAGGGAGGCGCAATATCAAGAGGAATTTGAATATTTGCAACAAGCTAGGTCAATTTATGAAAAAACGCTTGATTCTGAATTTCAATCTTTTAATGGATTTAATGTTTCGGTAAAAGACGATGATGTTGAAATACCGATTTCATTTAATGTAGCAGAGGATGAGAGATTAGCATTAAAGCAAGAACTATCAGATTTTGATGGCGAAGCTTATTTAGAAAACAGATGGTTTAACGAGGAAGGAAAACCAAACGTAAGACAAATAATGGCCGACAAGTATGTTCTTGAAAATTTGCCTAGAATTTTGCAAAAGGTGGCTAATGAAGCAGCATCTCAAAGATTGCTTGCTCATTTAAAGAAGAGTGGTAACGTAAGCATTAACCAAACCCCCACTCCGCAAGGAACGGCTCCAAGTCTAAATCCAAATGCTGCTATACAGGAGCAATTGGCTAATTGGGCTTTTAGTTCGTAACTTAAATATTACCCTTGGAGAAGGTGTTAAAATAAAAAATTAAATATTATGGCAGGGATACCTACCTCTAATATTCTGCAACCGGGTGCAATATCACTCCAGTCCCAGAATCGTCAACTGATGGTTGACTTACAATTATTAACCCCACAGTACTACAAGCAGTACACTCAAAAGTACGGTAACGAAGATTTTACTTGGTGGTTAGCAGCTCATAGTGGCATGGAAGAAGTTAAAAACTTAAACTACTTCTGGTTTGAAAACCGCGGTAAATTAATGCCGGGTGTTACAAACGAATCTACTGTAGCAGCAGGTGTTGGTGCAACTTTAACTTTAACTCTTGGTCAAGAAGCGTATTACAACAGTGGTACTCAATCTCCATTAAGATTAAAAGAAACTTTGCGTGTTGCTTCTTCTAACGTAGAGGGTGTTATCGTTTCAATTGATGATACAACTCCTTACGCTTTCACATTTGAAGTTGCTCCTAAGCAAACTAGTCAGCGTTTTGCTTCAGCTGGTGTAAACTCATTACTTGCTGGTGAGGTTTTATTATTTGGCGGTGACGCTGATGCTGGTGAAGCTTCAACTCAAATCAATCCTTTAATCCAATTGGATCAAAGATATGATAACTATGTAACAGAAATTCGTGATGGTTGGAGCAATACCGACTTAGCACAAATGGCTGAAACATATTATGAGTTCCCTGTATCTCCTGATATGGCTGCAAATGGTGCAACTGCATTTACATACAAAGGTATGTACAAAACACTTGTACGTTTCAAAAACAACGTAGAAGCTAAATTAATGCGTGGTAACTTACAAAACAATAGCGCTATTGATTCTAATTCTCAAGGTTCTGTAGGTATCATCCCTAAAGTTGTTGCTGACGGTGAAACTGTTGGTTACACTCCGGGTACACTTGATATCGCTAAACTTCATGAGATTACTCGTATCATGGACGTTAATGGTTGTGCTAAGCAATCTGCATGGTTAGCTGATATTTTCCAAAGACAAGACTTCAGTGATGGTATCTTCTCTGCATACCCTGCTGGTGCTTTCGTTTATGGTCAAGGCGAAAAGTCAAAAGAGGCTTCTGTTGCTTATGGCTTCCAAGAAATCTTCATTGACGGTTACTTATTATCTGTTAAGAAGTACTCTCAATTCAACACTGAGGTTACAACTGGTTTAACTCCTAACGTAGATTACTTCCGTAATTTCGGTTTAATCTATCCAATGGGTGAAACTAAGGATGCAAAAACTGCTCAAGTTTACAAGAATATTACTATCATGTATCAGCAACCTCCGGTAGGTGGTACTGTTGGTAACGGTATTCGCGTATGGCAATATGGTGGTGGATCTCCTAATCCAACAGATGGTACAATGACTAATCAAATCGCAATGATCACTTATCGTGGTACTCGCGTTTGTGCAGCAAATCAGTTTATCATCCTTCAAGGTAACTAATTTTAATTACCTTTAATTAATCGGGTAGCGGCAACTTTATTGATTGTCGCTACCTATTTTAAACATATAAAAACCATTTTATGGCTCGTTTAAAGGCAGTAGGCATACAAGATGCCAATTTTTCACAACAAGGTGAACAAGTACAATCAAGACAATACGAAGAATCTACAGCAGCGCTTAATGAAGCGCCCGTAGCTACCGGTAATACTTTTAAAATTTTCAAATTATCAGACACCAAAAAAAATGGTAAATACCACATGGAAGGTATTGATGATGTTTGGAATCCTGATAAAAAAAGAATGGAGAGAATTAGACTTTTGAGAGGCTATCCAAGCATTTGGGTTGAGGATCAAAAAGGTCTAGAAAAATCATTCGTAGAGCAAAATAGAAGAAGTCTAATCTTTGATAGAAGGGTTTTAAGGGTTGCAGAATATGATGTAGAAGCTCTTGAGTTTTTAAATCTTTGTAATGCTAACCTAGATAATCCAAATAGAAAAGGAACTAGAAAAGTAACATTTTTCCAATGGAATCCTCAGAGAACAGCAGAGCTTGAACGCGCTAAGAGAGTTGCTAAAGTTGAAGCTATTAAGTATGCTTCCCTAGCTTCTGACGAGGAAATGCGTAAGCACTGTAATTATCTTGGAATTTCATTTGTAGATGAATTAGGTATGCCTAAATCATTGGAAGCATTAAGAAACGACTATGAGCTTTACGCTGAGGCACAACCTAATAAGTTTATGCAAAGCGCTGGCTCTAAAGAAGTTGAAATAGCTTACATTGTTAAAAAGGCATTAATTGACAATAAAATAGATACTACTACTAAGAAAGGATCTGCTTATTGGTCAGGTGATGGTGGTTTTATTTGCAAGATACCTTCAGATAAAAAGCCACAAAATTACTTGGTTGAATTTGCAATGTTCCCTCAAGATGAAAGTAGGGCATTTTTAGAGCAATTAAAGAAGCTAGTTTAATACTTTCCCCCCAAATATAAGAAGCCCTCGTAACCTAAAAATTACGGGGCTTTTTTATTACTTTTTCGTATATTTGTTGTATAACTTATTTCAATGAATGTTAATGATGTATATCGTATCTGCCAGTATGCAGTTAATAAAGCGCAGAATGGCTATTTAACTCCAGCAGAGTTTAATCTGACTATAAATCAAGCGCAGATTTCATATCAAGACTATTTATTAGGTGAATTTCAACAATATCAATACGGAAGGCCTCAAGCTAGAATTAATTATAGTCAAAATGAAAACACTAGACAAAGGTTAACCCCTTTGATTGCAGAATCTAATTTAACTATAAATAGCGGAACTGGAGTTGCTCCGGCACCAGCTGATTTTTTGCAAGTTGATGCTATGTGGAAGTCTGATGGTTTGCATAGAATAAGATTTGTTTCTCAAGATAAATTGTATTCTTATTACAATAGCCAAATTGATCCAATTGCGGACAACCCGATATACTTGCTAGAAGATAATCAATTTCAGTTTTATCCTAAAACATTAGGTACCGCAGTTTTGTCTTATGTAAAATCTGCTCCAGATATTGTTTGGGGTTATACTACGGTTAGTGGTAGACCAGTTTACAATGCCGGAACAAGTGTTCAACCCGTTTGGGCTGAAATAGATATTCTTGAGATTATTACTCGTGCATTAAAGTTAATTGGATTAAATTTACAAGACGGAGCGGTTATGCAATATGCTAATCAAATAAACCAAACTGGACAATAATGACTAGGTATCAATTAATAGAAAGAATATTAAGGCAAATATACAACGGTCAGCCTTCTGATGATTCTAATATCACATACGGATTAGTTAATCAGTGGCTAAATGATGCTATTGGGGCAGCAGCTAAAAAGAATTATACAGACAACATTCAACTAGATGGAGTGTCTTACATAAATAATTCATTTTATACTACTTTTAAGAATTTAGATATATATGCTGAAACGGTAGACAATGTTACTTATAGGGTTGATTTACCATCTATACCTGTTGCACTAGGAAGAAATGAAGGAGTTGCTACATTACAGTTTGTTGGAGATAAAAAAACTTCACAAACAGCAATTCCATTAAGCATGAATCAGATTGCTTATCAAGAGCAGTTAAGGCCTATTCAGAATAAAATAGCATATTGGGTTGAAGGTCAAAACATTTATGTAAAAAGCTCAATACCTTTGACATCGTACAAGGCAACAATTAGAATGGTTAGTGGCGGTGATTCAACAGATTTGGATTCAACATTAATTATTCCTGATGATTATATGCCAGTAGTAGTAGAATATATTAAAGGTCAATTAGTTTTTGAAAAGTCAAGGCCTATAGACCAAAGTAATGATGGAGTAGATAATAATAACTAAAAATAACAACCAATGAAACCAATTAGAGATTTTGTTTTAGTGAAACCATTTATGGCTGATGAAATTACAGAAGGCGGATTATTTATCCCTGAAGGATTTAGGGAAAGAAGTAGTAAAGCAAAAGTAATTTCTGTTGGTCGCGGAACTGCTAAAGTAAAAATGGAAGCCAAAAAAGATGATTGCATTTTCCATATTAAGGGAGCAGGGGAGCCTGTTGTTGTAAATAATGAATTGCATTTTTTGATTCGTCATAACGATATATTAGCTTATTTTTCAAATAATTAAAAATGTCCCAAGTAAGAAATTACATAACATTAGATTCAGTTATCAATGATTACATTGATGAAAGTGAACAGTCAGTACACAAATACGCTAAGTTATATAATATTGCTGTGCGTGGTATGGAGAAACTTGGTCTTGACTTTTTCTATAAAATAAGAACAGTTAAGGTTCCTGTGGACACTACTAATTATACTGCACAGTTACCTAATGATTATATAAGCTATACTAAAATAGGTGTATTAAATTCAGTTGGGGAAATTATCCCTCTAAAGTTTAATAGTAAAATGACATTTTACGGAGATCAACAACCAAATAGATTGGCTTTGACTCAAGATGATACTTTGGCAACATGGTATCAAACAGACCTACCATTGTGGTTTAATTACTGGGACGGATATGGTTTCCAGAATATTTATGGATTACCAAGTGGCTCTCCATTTGTAGGTCAATTTAATATTGATGATTCAAATGGTGTTGTTCTTTTAAATCAGTATTTTTATTATTCTTATTTAATGATAGAATATCTATCTAGTGGTAACCCAGAAGAAACATTTTCTATACCTATTCAATTTAGAGAAGCATTGCTTGCATGGATTTCTTGGAGAGATATTGCTTCTATGCCATCTACAAGAAGAGGTAATTTAGGTGATAAGAGGGATAGAAAGCAGGAATTTTATAATCAAAGAAGAATAGCTAACGCTCAATTTAAGCCTTTATACTTAATGCAAGGATATGAATTGAATTTAGATACACAAAGAATGACTGTTAAGGCATAAGATATGATAATAAATACTCCTTTTAGTGGAAAATTAAATCTAGATGATGCAGAATACAGAGTCAGTAATAATGATTATGTAGACGCATTAAACGTCACAAAAGACGCACAAGGTCGTGGGCAAGATAAAGTAGTTTCTAATATTTTAGGAAACACTTTGATAAGCTATAGTTTGCCTAGTGGGGTAAGTAAGGTTATTGGATTTTATGGAGATAAGGTAAGGAATAGGGCTTATTATTTTATCTGGAATAGTGATGGTTTTCATACCATCGCTTATTATGACTTAAATACACAGACTATTACAACCGTTCTTCAAAGTAAGACAAATAGTAATGGTGTTGACATTTTAAATTTCAACCCTTCTTACAAGGTATTATCAGTTAATATATTTTACAGAGATTTAGAAGGTGACTTATTATTCTTTAATGATGGATATAACCCTCCTAGGGTATTGAATGTAAATAATTTGTATGGGACTGATTGGGTAGCTGATTATTTGCTAGTTGCAAAAGCGCCCCCAGTTATGCCTCCTCAAGTTACTTATGAGAATGATACTACTATTACTATTAATAATTTAAGAAACAAATTATTTCAGTTTTGTTACAGATACGTTTACGATAATAACGAAAAGTCTGTATGGAGTTCAAAAAGCATAGTTCCTTTACCTCAACAGCCATCATTAACGCTGACAAATGACATAAGTGATACTTATAATTCAAGAATTGCTGTTAACTTTTCAACTGGAGGTCCTGATGTAAAAGCTATTGAGATTGCTTTTAGGGAAACTTTAAATAGCGGTACAAGTGACTGGTATTTAATAAAGTCGTTTGATAAGTCTACGCTTTCAATTAATGATAACGATATTCATTATTTTAGATTTTATAATGATTCTATATATAATCAAATTGATGTAATAGAAGCAGATCAATTACAGGACTGGGTTCCACAAAGAGCCAATGCAGCTGAGCTTGCTAATGGTAATGTTTTATTATATGCTGGTATTTTGGAAGGGTATGATAAAACAGATGTTGAATTAGAGGCTACTACATATTCAACTGCATCAAGCTATTATTATGACCAATGTGGTTTGTCTTTCTTTGCTTCTGTAAATGGTAATGATAGTGGATTTGGTACCACAATGGATATTTACCTTTATGGTACAGGAACAAATGGAATTGATGGTAATGTTACTGAATTGAATAATGCAGCAGGTACTTATTATATTAATTCGTTTAGTGCAAGCGGAACTGATTTGAGTACATCTTATGCAACTACAGGTCTTACTACTAATTATTTAGTAAGCGATATATTAGCTGGCATATCTGCTGCTATGGTTTTAGAAGGATATACTCAAGTTTCATTAGTTGGAAATAAGTTAACTATGAGCTATGCAGGTGGCTTTGTATTAACATCAACAGCTTTTGCTACTATTCCTGCATTGGATAATGATAATACAAGATTTGCAAATGTTTGGAATGGTGGTTATCAGTATGGTATTCAATATTTTGATGCGCAGGGTAGAACAATTGGTACACAGACATCACCAAGTGCCGTAATTAATACTCCATCAAGAGTTCTTACGGATGATTTTCCATTAGTAAATTTATCTATTTTAAATAGACCTCCATTATACGCTTCTTATTATCAAATAGTTAGGTCAAACAATACAACTTATAATAAGCGTCTTTGCTGGGTAAGTGAATCAGCTTACACTTCATTACCTGATGGTGTAGATAACACCAAATTCTTATATATTGGAATTGGTAACATTCAGGAATATAATGACCAAATTAGTTCTACTCAAAATGTTGTTTCTTATAATTACACAGAAGGTGATAGGATTAAGTTTATTAGAAGATATGATGTTGCTGGGACAGCTCAAAATATTACCAGCCAATTTGATTATGAAATAGTTGGTACTCTTTCTACTATTGAATATACTACAACAGCTAACAATAATACTAATACAGCAGTTGGGAATTTTCTAAAATTAAGATATCCAACTAGTGATATTGATGCTACATTCCAGTTCCCCGGAACAGAAGATTGGCAGCATTATGAAATATTGTTGTATAATTACACAAATAACGCTTCTTCAACACAAAGATTTTTCTATGAGTTTGGTAAGCAATACGGTATTGGAGATGCAGGGCTACCGACAAGGTATCACTATGGTTTGACAAAACTCCCTAATGGAGGAGCAACTCTTGCTATTAATAACGGAGATTTGTTTTACAGACTTAGAAAAGTTCCTTACAGCAATAAATATGAATACACGTCTGGGGTATTTAGTATTGGGGTTAGTGGTGCTTTTACATCAAGAAGCGTATCATTCCCAATAACAGTTTCTCCAACTATTGATAATTCATTATATAGAATACAAACTGAGGCAAATGTTGATGTTGATTTAAGTGGTGGCGGTTATCCAGTTTGGTCTGATACAGGTTATTTTTTCTATAATAAGTCTACAACTTTACAGCAACCTGTTTCTATAAAGGGAACATTTAATATGGCATCAGATGGAACATCTCAGTTTTCTGTTTATGCTCTGATTTGTACTAATTTAGTTCCATTATCTCCTAAAATAACTATTTCATTGCTTCCAATTGAAGTTAATGATATAAAACAAAACGTAGATACTACATTTACTATTGATAAGCAAATCACTGTTCCTCAAACAGGTAAAGTTTATATTGTAGCTAAATCTACAAATGATGCAGTTGGTTCTAATAACGTAATTGTTCAACCAATGACATTTGAGTTTCAGGTTTTAAAAGGATCTGAAATTGAAATTATTGAAAGTAGTTTTAATGATACATACAATTTAATTACAAATAGTAACGGAAGGCCTTCTGTAATAGATGAAAATGCTGCAAAAACATACTTCCCTACATTGATTAGATTTGGTCAAGCATATCAATCAAATACAAATCTTAATGCTACAAATAGATTTATTTACGAAGATTTTGATGAGTATGACAGGTCGTTTGGTGATGTATTGAGATTGCATGTTAGAGATAGATACTTAAAGGTTTACCAGAATTTTAAAGTAGGTAATGTTCCTATTTTGACTCAGATTGTAAAAGACGTAACTGGAAACCCATTACAAGCTAATAGCAATCAATTAATTAATAAGATTCAGTATTATGCTGGTGATTATGGGATTGGAGATGCTGCTACAAGCCTTGCTTGGAACAACTATGCAGATTACTTCGTAGATAATTTTAGAGGGGTAGTTTGTAGATTGGCTCAAGATGGAATTACTCCAATTAGTATTACCAATAATACAAATGCTTTCTTTGTAGCCACATTGGCTGCATATAGACAAGATTTGAATAATGGTGTACCTGCAACAGGTGTGGTGTATTCTGGAAATCCTTGTATATATGGTGTATTTGATGCTAATACCAACAAATACATTATTGCAATGGAGGAAATTAATAGGTATTTACCTCCTTCTACAACTACTACAACGTCTGGTCCTACAACAACAACAACGACTAGTACTACTACAACAACAACGGCTGCTCCTACGACTACAACTACTTCAACAACAAGTACGACTACTACGACTACAACTACGGCGGCACCTACGACAACAACTACTAGTACAACAACTTCAACTACCAGTACCACTACTACGACTACGGCAGCTAGTACAAACTTTATTATAAGTGCTGGGTATTCGGCTCCAAACGAATGTTCTGGTCAAGGTGGTCCGTACCCTAATTCAGTTTATGGGAATAGTTCAGTTTGGTATGATCCGGGAGGACCGTATGTGACTAGATTCTTTACTGATAGTGGTATGACAATACCATTTGATGGTGTTAATTTATATTATAGTGACCAAGATTCAACATTTGGAACTACATTACAAATAGATACTGATGGATATGTAATTGGATATTTTTCATGTTAAAAATAAAAAAAGAAATTAAATTAAATGGCAAATACATTATATTTTCATCAAGATCCATTTACTATATGTTTTTCAGAGCCTGACAATGCTTTTGAATCATTTTATTCGTATCATCCTGAGTTTATGGGAGAGGTAAATACTACCTTATTTACGTTTAAAAATGGCGGAATCTGGAAGCATGGAACGAGTCCTTATTGTAATTTCTATGGTACTCAGTATAATGCATCCATTACCCCGGTATTTAATTCAAATTCATTAGATAAAAAGACTTGGGTTTCAGTGATGGAAACAGGTAGCGAAGTATGGGCTTGCCCTGTAATATATACTCAAATGGAGAGTGCTGGCACAAGACAGGATAGTGAGCTTTTAGCAACAGACTTCCAAGACCTAGAATCCGAGTATCATGCTTCATTTTTAAGGGACGCAAATAGTCCGGGTGGCCTGATTGAAGGGGATAGCCTGAAGGGCAATTATATGGTTATAAAATTTGAGAAAGCAAGTGCAAATTCTTTCGTATATTTGAACAGCGCAACGACTAAATATATTAATTCGCCATTAAATAATAGGTAATGATTATTAGGGAAAATGACAATATAGTTGATAATTTAGAAGCAGCTATAATGGAATGTCCTAATGAATTAATAGACGCGCCGCTAGTTCATAAATTTACGGATGGTATGTATATTAGAGAAATATTTATGCCAGCCGGATCGTTATGGACAAGTAAAATACATAAAACGGAGCATCCGTATGTTGTATCTTATGGTAAAGCGGCTGTTTCAATAGATGCGCAAGAATGGTATGAAATAACGGCTCCTTATACTGGGATTACAAAGCCCGGGACAAGGAGAATTTTATTCATAATTGAAGATTGTATTTGGACTACATTTCACAGAATAGATGGAATGAAATCTGATTACAATGATTTGAGTGAAGAAGAAAAGGTGAAGATAGTAGAAAAAATAGAAGATAAAATATTAGAGCCGCATATAAATCTTATAACAGGTACTGATATTGGAAAAGAATATAGAAAAATATTGAGTAATACTAAAAATTTAGAATTATGAGTTTTGCAGCATTAGGAGTTGCTGGTACAATTGCAGCCGTAGGTACAGCTGGATCACTTGCTATGGGCGGTGTTCAAATGGCAAATGCAAACAAGCAACAAAAAAGAGCGCAAGCTGAACTTGAAAGACAAGCAGCAAATAATCCTTTAAAAAAAGAAAGTAAAGCTCTTAATGATTATTATCAAGAGGCTTTAAATAGATATAAGGAAAATCCTTATCAATCAGCAGCTTATCAGCAATCAATGCAAAATGCTAGAAGAACAACAGCTTCTGGTTTAAGCGCATTACAAGATAGAAGGTCTGCCATTGGTGGAATATCTAGGCTTGGTGGATTAGAAAGAGGTGGTTCTCAAGGTGCAGTTGCTCAAGGAGAGCAAATGAAGGCTCAAAGATTTTCTGAATTAGGTAGAGCTACTCAAATGAAAAAAGGAGCTGAAGATGAATTATTTGATACTAATGTAATGACTCCTTATCAACGTAGATTACAATTAGAACAAATGAAAGGAGCTGCTGCTGGTGAAAGATATAATGCTGGTATGCAAATGGTAGGACAAGGTTTAAGCAATGCTCTTTCTTATGCTACATATATGGATAACCCAGTAAAGCCACAAAGCAATAATCAACAAAGAGATTTAAGCCAAGTTATGGCAGATGCTCAAACAGCGAAGATAGATCAAACTCTTAGCCCGTTTTATAGCAGAAGAAGAAATACCGGACGTAACGTACCTCTTGTAAACGCAAACATAAAATAGTAAAATGGCAAGTACAGGATTATTGGGTGTGAACCCGTATAGAGGAGGAAATGTAGCAATAGATTTTACATCTAAGCCACTTCAATTAGCTATTAACTTAAAGCAAAAGGAACAGGCTAAAGCTGAAGCCGTAGACAAGTACTTTAAGGATTGGGAGAAAAGTATAAATCCTGCTGGCTTATCTAAAGCCGAAGTTGATATTTTTGCTAAGAAATTGAAAGAAGTTCAAGAATTTGGTATTAAAAATAAACAAGCAATCAATAATCCTTCAAAATATGGATATGACGCTCAGTCAACATTAATGGCTGGCTTTAAAGATTTGCAGGGGTATATTGAGCAAGGTAAACAAGCTACCGCTGAAAGAAAAGCATTTAAGGATTATATCAATCAGGCTATTAAGTCTGGCAAACGCGTTTCTGATAATTACTTAGATGTAATGAATAACGCAATGTTGCCTGTAGGGGCTGGTTATACACCTCCAGATATGATGCAGGTAGATATATATGATCCACATGATGAAAAGAAATTTACTACTAATGTATGGGGTGGAATAAAATTGCCTACAAAAGAAGTTTTTGAAAAAGAAATTATAAATAATAAGCCAACAGGAAAGGTTATTAAAAAAACTTATGAAACTTTAGATGATAATACAGTAAAAAATGCGATGCTAGGTGCTATTAACGAATATAAGAGCAATAAAGGAACAAAAGAGCATTTTGATGAATTATTTAAAGATAAAGATTTTACTTCTCAAATAAATGAAAATTTTAGGAAAAAGTTTAATAAAGACATATCAAGTGGTTCTGATTTAGCTGTTGGTTATGCATTAACTCAAAAGCCGGGTGGATTAATTAAAACAGAAGCTGCGGAATATGATTGGGAAACTAAATTCAATAAAACACAGGCTGCTATAGATGCAAGAGCAAAAGATGATGAGGGGTATATTGATCCGGTTGATACATACCTTTCTCAAGCAAGGTCAGGTAAAACCTTTGCTGGGGCAGAAGGGGAGAATATTGAGGTTATGAATTTACCTGAAACTATATTAAAAGATTTAGGTAAGAATAAAAGGTTGGCAGTGGTAGGAAGAGGTCTTGGGGATGGAGAATATTATAATATTGTTTTCCAAAAAGAAATAGATAAAAAAACAGGGAAAGCAACAGGGATTAACACAGATAGAATTGATTGGACAAAAACTGAAAAAATACCAGAATCTCAAATAAGAGCATCAACAGTATCTCGCGCATTACCAAGTAATGCTAAGGTTGCATTGATACGCGGTAGAGGTAAACCTAAATCTAATCCTAAAGGTAGTTCGGGAATAAATTGGAATAAAAAATAAAAATAATAATAAATGCCAGACCAGTTTGAACAATATTATAAGTATTTGAAAGCAAATGGAGCTGATGTGGCTCCTGATTTTAATTCATTTAAAAATACTTTATCTGATTATAGTAATGCTTCTAAATATTATTCATATTTAAAAGAAAATCAGTTTGATGTGCCTGCGAATTATGAATCGTTTGCAGACACGTTTGGTTTAAAAAAAAAAGATGGTGGCATCGTATCTTCCCCTACAGAATTACCATTACAAGGATTTAATCAGAAGCAAATTGATTTGCTTAAAAAGGGGGTTGAAAAACCTATTCAATCGCTTTCTCAAAAGAAAAGTAGCGGATTAGTAGTACCTACTAATTTACCAAAGCAGGAAGCTCTTGCTTATGAAAATGAGTTGAAGCTAAATGATGTAGCGGTAAATACATTAACTGATATATATAAAAAGAAAGGACTAAAATTTGATCCTTCAAGACCTGCTGCTAAAAAGCAAATACAAGAATACGTTGATAAATCTATCAATGGAGATTTAACCAAAGTAGCAGGCAAAGACGGTAAAGAATATTTAGTTAGAAGTCAAGGATTTTTAGAATCTGCTGGTGATTCATTTGTTAGAAGCTTAAAAGATCCTATAGAATCTACTGAAATTAATTTTACAGATAGTCCAGAAGAACTTGCTAATTTATTAGATGAAAAAATAAGAAGAGAACCAAATGTTCCAGAAGAAGCTCCTTCTGCTGTTTCCGGTTATTTAGGCGGATTAGCAGGCGGATTACCTAAACTGGCAGCTATTGCAGCTATACCTTATGTAGGTCAAACCGCAATGGTTGGTGAAATGTATTACAATGCCTTGGCTAATCAAAGAAGAGAATTATATCAAAGAGGATTGGAAGAGGGTATGGACCGCGTTTCAGCCGCAAAAAAAGCTATGGAAATAGCTCCCGTTTCTGCAATACCAGACGCATTAGTAGCGGCTGTTATGGCTAAAGGGGTTGGCGGTAAATCTGCTGGTGGTATAATACCAAATGCAGCTAAAGAGTCTTTCATAAAAGCCGCTGGCAACGCACTGAAAAGTGTTGGGCTGGTTTCTGCAACTGGTGGTTTTGCTGGGTATGAAAGGTCAAAAATACAGCAACGTGCAGGGTATAAGGTAACAGATGCGGAAGCAATTGAAAATGGATTTAGAGAAGCTGGTGACTATGCCATTATGGATGCTGCTTTTAAGGTGGCTCACATAGGGCCAAAGTATTTATCTTCAGCAGCTAAAAATGTATTATCAACTGTTCCTAAAGAGGTTTTAAATGTTGTAGCAGAAAAATATCCAGATGGCCAGAGAACATTAGATGAGATTCCAAAATTTGTTGAAACTAAAGCAAAGGTTCAGGATTTTGTTCCTGAAGAAAAATTAGCTTCGGTTACTGGTTTAACAGAAAAGACAGATAACATAAAATCTGAAATTAAAGATTTAGAGGAGAAGAAAAAGGCGGTTACTCCTGCAATAGAAAAAGAAATAGATTTAGAAATAGCTGAAAAAAATAAAGAAGTTGATTTCTACGACAATCAAATTAAGAAAGTAATAAAATCAAAAGACCAAACAGGTATTTCAGAAGAAGTAGATGATGCTACTGGATTAAAAGCAGGAGAGCAGATTGTACCTAAAGAATTTAAGATAACAGAAGAAGTTGCTCCTACAGAAGAAGAAATATCAGTGTATCATGGTGGTGGTATAAAAGATTTATCTAGCGCAGAAGGTGGATTATTTGTATCGGCAGACAAAGGGCAAGCAGAAGCTTATGCGAAAGGTAATCAAGGTCAGGTTCAAGAATTTAAGTTAAATAAAAATGATATATCTAATGAAAATAATGTTAGAGAAATCATAAACGAATTAGGTTTAAAATCTAAAGAAGAAGGTTGGGATTTAAATGACTTAATGCTTCATGAGATAATAGATCCTAGATTTGAAACGTCTTTGAGCGAAAGTGATTTAAATAAATTGTTTAAAGAATTAGAAAAAAGAGGATATAAGGCCATTGAAATGATGGCAACAGACGTTTCTGGCAATCAAAGAAATGTAAATGATATACTTGTTTTAAATCCAAAAGAAACATTAAAAGGAGTTAAGCCTGCTGAAATTAAGCAACCAGCTAAAGAATTAGCGGAAGGTGAAGGTGTTACATTTAAGACACCTGAAGGAAGTAAGATTACTGGTGAAAAAGTAGAAATACCGGGATATGAGGATATGGATTTAGTTTTGGTAAGGGACGGTTTTGAAAATAAAATATATGAGTTATCATCTGGATTAGAAATGGGTGGTACTCAAGAGGCTTTCAGTAAAGAAGATGCTATAAATTCTTTAAGAAAACAATTGCAAGAAAGAAATATAACTTCTGGTAAAGTACATAATGTAATATTTAAAGGAGAAAAAGTAAAGCAGATTAACCCAAGCAAAAAGTTTGAAACTTATGCTGAAGAGAGAAAATCAAGGGAAGCCGCAGATTACGAAAAAATGCCTTTAAAATATTCTCCAGAGGAAATTAAAAAATTAGAAGAATTAAAGAAAAAATCTATTGAATTTGGTATTGATAAGAAAACTAAGGAAATAGAAGATGCTATTGCATCAAGATCAAGGGAGGGTAAATTTAAGGCTCCTGTAACATATTTTGAATCATTATTAGATAAAGAAATAGAAAGGAAGATAAAAAAAGAATATGAAGTTAGGAAGGAGCCATACCCAAAAGAATTTATAAAAGAAATACCGACACCTACTCTTGAAACTATTAAGAAAACTGTTAATCAAACTTCTAAAAGGGATAAGTATGAAAAGATACCTGATGATATTAAAAAAATAATGCTTGAGGGGTATCAGAAAAATGTTGATATTTTAAATAAATACGGGTATTATCCTTACGAACAAAGTAATGTTTTTTTTGATAATCTTTTACGTTTTATGGGTAATCTAGGCGCTAGAGAAAATAGAGAGGCAAGATTAATTGAGGCAAGAAAAAAACTTATATCATCATTAGAAGATGTTAGAAAAGTACACGAAAAAGAGTTCGGTAAAGCAAAAGAAGAGGTAAAGAAAAAAGAAAAAGTTAAATTAACTGAAAGAGAGATAGATAAAATAGAAAAAGAAGCAAATAAAACAGAAAAAGATATTTCTAAAGATTACTATAAATCTTTTTCAATTGGGGAAAATGGTAAAATAAAAGATGGTAGTATTCTTGTAAATACAGATATAAAAAATGGCAACTCTGTTTTTAGAATTGAATTTAAAAGACAAGGTAAAGAAACCGCAAGTCCCCAAACGGTTAATGAAATAAAAAAATGGGCTGAATCAAAAGGACTTGAATTTACCGGAACAACAAAAGAAGAATTGCGCGAAACAATTGACTTTAAGTTGCCTTTTGGTAAAAAAGAAGCAGCTTCTGTAAAAGAAAAAGTTACAATCGCTGAAAAGCCAAAAGAAGAAAAAACATTTGCTCAAAAAGACCTAGACAGAGCTGAAGCTAAAAGAATACATGGTAAAGTTGCTGAAATGGATCCTCCTAGTGATGCCGAGCAAGTTGCATTAAGGTATTTAGCTGAGGGTGGAAAGGTTAGTCAAGATGCTATTAATGAGGTTTCTGGCACTACAAAGAGAGCTTCTTTGAATACTGGACGCAGAGAGCTTAAAACAGGAGAAGCGAAAGCTAGAGATTATGCAGGCGGTACAGAATCATTGGATGATTTAGCTCATAGATTATGGGAAGCTAGTGGTCAGGAAATATCAGAAATAGATATTAAAGATGCTCTAATGTCTGAAATTGGTAATAATAACACCAGATTAGAGGCAAGTAAAGCTTATTTAGAGAGGTATAATATAGAATATCAGGAAGAGCAGTATTACGAAAGGTTTATTGAAGAAGATAAAGAGCAGCACGCAAAAATTCAAGAAGAGCTTGAGAGGGATTTAAGAAAACCATTAGAAGAGGAAATTGAAGGGATGTCATCAGAAGAGCATATAAACAATTTAATCAAACAATATGAAGCAGAAACTAAAAGAGAAAATAAACAACTTGGACCCGAAGGTGAGGGAGAAGCTGCTGAGGAGATTAGCAGCAGAGATACTAGAAAGAAGGCTCCAGAAGAAGCAGAGTTAGCAAAAGAGTACAAAGAAGCTGTAAATAAGGCTAGCAAAAAAGCTAAAGAAAATGCTAAAAAAGACTTTGTAGATCGTAACTTTGAGAACTTAGTAGAAAAATTAAAAATCCAAATAAAATGCCCAACGTAAAAAATTTATTAAGCCCAAGCATGAAGAAGGGCTTGCAGAAAGCAATATATGCAGAACTTTACCAATCTAATCTTTGGAAGCATATAGCAAACAATTTACAAAGATTAGGTTACTTCGGTGGTCAAAAGTATTTCTTAGCAGAAAGCGCTGAGGAGCTTACTCATTATCAAATATTTGTTGATTTTATCAACGATATGGGTGATGTAGCAGACGTTCCAAAAATAGACGCTATTGAAGATGAAATTGATTCAATTGCAACAGCTTTACAAATAGCTTACGACATGGAGTTAGATGTGTATAACCAATACAAAAAATTCTACAAAGAAGCTGAAGAAGAAGATTGTGCAGTAGGTATCTTCATGCAGCAGTTTGTTACCATTCAATTAAAAGCAGTTGGTGCTTATGGTGATTTAATTAGTCGTTATAACAGATGTGGCACAAACGAAGCCGCTATTTTAGAATTTGATAGATATTTATCAAAACAATAATACTTATAAATAATGGGTTGCATTTACATTATAGACGGAATTGAATACAACGAGGCGCAGCTTAAAGAATACTTAGCTAAAAATTTAGAGTCTTTTTCTAAAGAGTTAGCTGGAGAGGATTCTGAATTTAGGGGCATCAATAAAGCGGCTAATCAGATAAGGAGAGAGATGCTGGGAATGGAGAGTTATGATCCAGATGTGGTTACTAATATTGAGGCGAATAAAAAAGCTGAAGAATGGTTAAAGGCCGGAGGTGATGTAAATAAGCTACTAAGTGATATAGAATCTAAAAAACCTGTTACCTCTTTTGATCAAGAAGTTGTAAAGATTTTGAATATTGAATTAGATGCTAAGATAGCAGAAAACCCAACTGATGAATTAATTGCTAAGCAGAGAAGATTAGTTCAAATTAATGACTTAATTGCTACTGATGCGGCTAGGTTATTACAGGCTAGAAAAGGTATGCCTCCTCCAATGTCAACTATTTCTGATTATTACATTGATAAAATGAATAAAAATGGAGTAGATGTATTGACCGAAAAACAAAAAGCAGAAGCAAAAGCTGATTTTGAAAAAATACAAAAAACTGAAAAGGAAGTAGAGGATTTAAGAGCAAAGGTAGATGAAGTTGCTGCTAAAGAATTAACTCAAAGGGAAGTAAACGAAACAAAAAAAACAGTTAGATTAGGAGAAGCTCCTAAAAAGAAGGTAGACTATGCTGCTGAAAGAAGTAAGGTAATTAATGATATTAGAAAGAAATTAAGATCAAATAAATTAACAGCAGTCCCTATACCGTTTATTGATAAGTATATTGAAATAGCTCCGGATGTTGCAAAGTTAGCAAGGTTGTATGTTGAAGAAGGTGTTGAAAAGCTTGATGATTTAGTTGCAAAAGTATATGATGTATTAAGCTCTGAAATAGCCGGACTTAATAAGAAAGATGTTCAGGATATGATTGCTGGCAAATATAGTAAGCCTAGAGAAACAAAATCAGAAGTACAAAGAAAGCTAGAAGATTTAAAGAAAGAAGCTAAATTACTTAATGAGATTGAAGATGTAAAAGCAGGTAAGCCAAAAACAGAGAGAGAGGAGATTAAGAAAAATCAAAGAATAGCTGACTTAAACAGACAATTAGTTAAGGTCAGGGAAGAGGCTGGTTATTATAATGAAGGAAGCAAAAAGCTGGAAGGTTCTATTAAAAATGTTGAATCACAAATAGCTGAATTTGAAAGAAGAATTAAAGAAGGAGATTATTCTGAAAAGCCGAAGCGTTTAAATATATTAGATGATTTTGAGTTAAGAAAGAAAAACCCTGAATTATTTAATAAGCTATTGGATGCTAGAGATAGGCTGGATAATTTAAAATTTGAGTATGCTCAAAAAATGGCTAAAGAGGAGATAGAATCTAAAAAAGGTTTTGTAAAAGCAATTGCTAAAACTGGAAAAATTGCTAAAGAAGGATTTAATACTGTAAAAGCCTTAAAAGCAGGTGTAGATAACTCTGTTATATTTATTCAAAATGGACTTGCTGTTTTAAATCCATTGAATATAAAAGCTACTAAAAAGGGACTAGAGGCACAGTTAGATGTCGCTTTTAGTGAGTTAAATTTTAGAAGAAGATTAGTTGCTATTCATGAGAATAAGCCTTTAATGGATATGGTTAAAAGGTCTGGCTTGGATATTATTGATCCAAAAGGATTTAGAGAATCAATTACAAATGAGCAATTTGGTGGACAAAACTGGTTAGATAAAATAAAGTTTAAGGTAAAGGGTAAAGAATATAAGGCATCAGGATTAACATCTCCGTTTGAAAGAATTTTTGCTGCATTTAGTAATGAATTTAGATTGCAAATATTTTTAAGAGGAGCAGAAAGATTGATAGAAAAAGGTAAAACATTAGATAATAATATTGAAGATTTTAAGAGCTTAGCTAGTTACGCAAATAATATTACTGGTAGAGGCAAAATTCATAATAGAATAAAAAAGGCAGAACCTATTATATCTTCATTAATATGGGCGCCCGGCCTTATGTCATCTTCAATGAATATCATGGGGCTTGGGGATATAGTTAGTTTTGCTGATTCAAAATCTTATGGTGCTAAGGGGGTAGGTAAAGGTTATTACAGAGCAATGACTCCTGAAGTTGCAAAGTATGCCGCAAAAGAAACAGCTGCCGGTATAGCTATGGGTGTATTAATTATGGGTGCAATGGCGATGGATGAAGATAAAGAGGTGGATTACAATCCAGAAAGTGTTACATTCGGTCAAGTAAGAGATACTAAAAACGGTTGGTCTTACAATGTATTTGGTAGATTTACTCCTTATATAAGATACTTGGCAATGATGACAATGAGAGGGAAGGTAATTGACGGTAAGCCTGTTAAGTTTGATGCTAAAGCAGAAACATATAAATTCTTTAGAGGTAAAGCAGCTCCGTTTGCTGGGGTGGCAACCGATTTAGCGTTTTCAGAGAATTTTCAAGGTAAAAAATACACTTTAGATAATAAAGGACAGATTGCTAGTGATTTATTTGAGCCATTATTTGTAAAGGAGGTGAGAGAGCAAATGAAGATAGATGGCACAGATGCAATTTTGACCAGAGCCATTCCTTCTTTTGTAGGTATCAAGGTGGTAAATGAAAAGATGTACGATAAGAGAGATTTGGAATCTTTATTAGAAGATACTCAAGTTTCTAGCACAATGGATAAAAATCTTATGGTTAACTATAATGAAGATCCAGCTGGCAAACCCATAACAAGTAAAGAGTTTGATGAATTTGCAAAACAGAGAGATGAGTTAGTTGGCAAATATGTTACCGATATATATGAAAAAGGGGTTCCTGTTTTAGTAGATGGTGTTACAATAATCAAGCCAATCTCAGAAGTTCCAAAAGAGGACCTAATAAAAGCCATGGATAAAATAAAGACGCTTGCAACAAAGAAAGTGAAAAAGAGTTTATTTGGCGAAAAACCAGAACTAGAAGAGTATGCGCAAGAAGATTTAAGACTAACTTGGAAAGATGTATTAGAGCTAGAAGAGGAAGAGGATCAACAAGAAGAACAATAAAATATTAAGTATGCCATACAAATCTAAGGCCCAAGCCGCCTACTTTAATATACATAAAAAAGAGCTTGAAAAAGAAGGAGTTGACGTAGCAGAATGGAACAGAGAGAGCAGGGGGATGAAGCTACCCAAAAAAGCTAGTAAATTAGCAGCCATGAAGAAAAGAAAAAAGGGCTAATATAGCTATATTTTTCTTATATTTGGTGTAAAATTTAAAGCAAATGCCTCTTGTACCTAATTTTACGGCCAGTCAATTTAGTGGCACTCCGTCAGTTATTACATTAACCGATACAAGTACGGGAAGTGATGGTTCTATTACTTCTCGCAGAGTATATTTATTACAAGCTAATGGTACGTTTCTAGTACCGGCTGGAACAACTACAGATTATGTGGTTTGGGATTTAGTTGATACAAGCATTGATTTAGATGTGTTATCTCAAGATTCTGCATTAAGTATTACTGTACAATGGATGAGCAGTACAAATACTGTAGTCACTTCAAAGACTATATCATTCGCATTTACAGCATATAATGAAACTTTTTATTACGGCTTAACTGAAAGTCAAGTTGCAAATTCTAATTTGTCTGCAAGCACCAACTGGTACCAAACGAAACTAGTATTACGAGTTGAAATTGATAGTGCGGATCAGGCAATTACATTTGCTTCTGATATTTATTCAGCACAAGCTGCATTAAACAGAGCAACATACATATCTACTAACCAAGCTTTATTCTTCTAAACATGACACCACAAGAAGTAGTATCTATAGCAGAAATTTCACAATACCTTTGGAATGATTCTATTCCTAAGCAAAATGCTTTCTTCAATGGAAGTATTGATCCGCGTAAGGCTCAACAACTTTACCTAGAAAGAAAAGCTTTGCAATATGGTATTGACCAATCATTATCAGGAATCCCCGGAACTTCTAATTATGTTTATGCACTATGTGGTTCTAAATTGCAAGTGGCAATAGAAATATTAGGAACTGGAACTGGTGGTGGCGGTGTAATTCCCGGCGGCGGTGGTAACTTTAGTGTATTTGAATACTCAGACAATGCGGTCTTAGGTTCATTTACAATATACTTCCCACAAGCAGTTGGTAAGAGATGTGTTAACGCATTTAGACAAGGTAACAATATAGGAACCATATTAACTTCAGGTACTCCAACAGGAAACCAAGTTGTGTGGGATAAAACTACGGGAGCGTTGACTGTAGCAGCTGGTGTTGCTTTTTATAGTAATGAATTTGTTCGTGTGATAGTTCAACAATAAAAATAATATACATGAAATTAATTAAAGGAATGACTGACTATTTAATCACATTGGATGGCAGAGTATTTTCTTTGAAAACAATGAGATTTTTGAAAAATTTTGTTAAAAATGATTATGTATATGTTAAAATAGGGAGTAAATCGTATTTGGCTCACAGGTTAGTAGCTCAAACATATATTGAAAACCCTGAAAATAAAGCAACTGTAAATCACATTGATGGTGTCAAAACAAACAATTTATTGTTTAATTTGGAATGGGCTACCCCCTCAGAAAACATGAAACATGCTTGTGATACAGGTTTAAGAAAAATATCAGAAGCTTTAAGAGAAAGCGGCAGGATAGCTGCTGAAAGATTTGGGGCAAAAAATGGATATGTATTTAAGAAAATTGTATTAGATACTGAAACAGGTGTCTTTTATGAAGGTGCTAAAGAAGCTGCTGATACTATTAATGTAAATGCAAAATATTTGTGGAGAAGATTGAATGGCGAGTTAAAAAATACAACAAAATTTAAATACGTTTAAGGTGGCTGTACAAAATTTAATAACGGGAGAGTTCCAAATTCGTCAAGAAAATGGAGTTTTGGTAGCTGTGAACGGATTGGTTTCCGCAGATACTTCTGGTACTATTGGTACTTCGGGATCTAGCGGTTCATCTGGAACATCAGGATCTAGTGGTTCATCTGGTATTTCTGGTTCTTCGGGTAGCACCGGTACAAGCGGATCTTCAGGTAGTTCTGGGACTTCGGGATTAAATGGCTCTTCAGGCACAAGTGGTAGTTCAGCGACTAGTGGCAGCTCAGGCACATCTGGTACCACAGGTAGCAATGGGACATCGGGTACGTCTGGTACTACGGGGACCTCTGGTAGTTCAGGTACATCGGGTAGTTCTGGTACGTCAGGCACCACTGGTACGTCAGGTACGTCAGCCACAAGTGGTACTTCAGGTACTTCGGGCAGCTCAGGTATAGATGGCACATCGGGTACTTCAGGAAGCTCAGCAACTTCTGGTTCTTCTGGGACTTCTGGTTCATCGGGAAGTTCAGGTAGTTCTGGGGCGAATGGTAGTAATGGCACTTCGGGTACTTCAGGAATTGATGGTACTTCTGGAAGCTCAGGCAGCTCTGGATTAGATGGAAGCAACGGCACTTCAGGTACATCGGGAATAAATGGCACATCGGGGATAGACGGCACTTCAGGTTCATCAGGTTCTTCGGGAAGCTCTGGTTCTTCAGGTACGTCTGCTATAGATGGTACGTCTGGTTCTTCGGGTACATCTGGAACTTCAGCAACAAGCGGCACTTCAGGTACTTCTGCGACAAGCGGCACTTCTGGTACGTCAGCTACATCAGGTACTTCTGGAACTTCAGGATATTCTGGAGATAAATATTACACAACGTCAACATCAACCTTTACTCTTGGTAATGCAGGAACTATAACAGTTGGTACAGGGTTAGCCTATTCGGTAGCTCAATCAATTATTGTGGTTTATGATGCAAACAACTTCCAAGAGTGTGAGGTTATTTCATATAACTCAGGAACCGGAGCATTGCAGTTTGCTGCTCCAGTAAGAACAGTTGGTTCCGGAACATATTCATCATGGACAATAAACTTAGATGGTGCTAGTGGAGGCGATGGATCAAGCGGTACGTCAGGAACTTCAGGTGTTAGCGGTACGTCAGGAACTACAGGCACATCAGGTTCCTCAGGTACAACTGGAACATCGGGCAGTTCAGGTTCTTCGGGTTCAAGTGGGACTTCGGGAACGTCAGGACGTAATGGTATAGATGGTTCTTCAGGAGCTTCTATTGCCAACTGGTATGGTTCTTTTTCTAGTTCTTTAACACAAACTGTTACAGCTGCTAATACCCCTACTGTAATTACTTATAATACAGTAGAGATTTCAAATGGTACAACTATCAGTGGTTCGCAAATTGGTTATCAGCATGCTGGTATCTATGAAATTGGTTATTCTTTACAAGTAGAGAAAACTCAAGGTGGTGGTGCTGCTGACGTTGAAATTTGGTTAAAGAAAAATGGTTCTGATATTTTAAGAACAGATTCAATTTTAGGTTTATCTTCTAATAGTATAAAGCAGCTTCCATTCGTTTCAATAATGTTGGAACTTGCTGCTAATGATTATTTAGAAATATATTTTGCATCTGACAGTGACCATGTTCAAGTAACAGCGGTTCCGGCTCAGACATCTCCTTATGTGGTTCCAGCAGCTCCATCTGTTATTGTAGTTACAAAGCAAGTTGGTATAGCTGTAGGTACAACATCTGGAACAAGCGGAAGCTCAGGAAGTTCAGGCACGTCTGGGACTGCGGGTACCTCTGGAAGTAGTGGTGTAAACGGCACATCTGGTACCTCTGGTAGTTCAGGAGTGAGCGGTTCATCTGGTTCTTCTGGAAGTTCGGGTACGACTGGTACATCAGGTACGACTGGTACGTCCGGCACATCAGGATTTAACGGAACATCTGGTTCATCTGGTACTACTGGAACTTCAGGTTCATCGGGTACAAATGGAACGGGGGGTACGTCAGGAACTAGTGGTAGTACGGGTACGTCTGGCACATCTGGTACTACGGGTACGTCAGGTTCAAGCGGTACGAGTGGCAGTTCGGGTACGTCTGGTACGACAGGTACGAGTGGGACATCTGCTGTAAATGGTACTTCAGGATCATCAGGCACGTCTGGGACATCTGCTACTTCTGGTACAAGTGGATTTACCCCTACCAACCAAGTAACCGGTACAGGTACTACTAACTACCTACCTAAGTTTACAGGTACAAGTACAATAGGTAATAGTATTATTCAAGACGCTTCTACTTATATTGATGTAGCAGGTTATGCCTTTTTAAGAAGAGGTGGAAAATATTTATTATTAAATCCTAATTATGCTGGAACAACTGTTTATGCAGATATTTCTGCCGAAGCAGGAATGGGTTTATCGTTATCAGCTAATGGGGTAACTAAACAATTATATATTGACACTTCAGGCAATTTAGGTTTAGGAGTAACACCAAGTGCGTGGGGTTCAACAGTTAGAGTATTACAATTTGAGAATGGCGGAAGCATAGCATCAAACCAATCTACGCAAGTATCGTTTAACAATAACGTTTATTCTGTTCCGGGTACAAATGACTACTATATTTCAAGTGCATTTGCAAGTAGATATATTCAATTTCAAGGTCAACATATTTGGTCAACCGCTCCTTCAGGAACGGCAGGTAACGCTATCAGCTTTACACAAGCTATGACGTTAAACGCTTCAGGTAACTTATCCATTGGTAATACTAATGATACTTATAAACTTGATGTGAGTGGAACGGGTATATTTAGAGGAGCATTAACTATAAGTGGACCTTCTCCTTTAAAATTCAAATATTCAGATAACTATGACTATTATGGAATAGGATATATTTCAGGTGCTGATTATGGTTTTTATAACTATAACTATGGCAGAACAGATTTATTATTTACGCAATCAACAGGTGCAGCTACATTTAGTTCATCGGTTACGGCAGGGGGTAAAATATTTACTTCTGCAAGTGTAAATGATAATATTATTGAAGTAATTAATAGCGATACTACAAACGGATATGGTCTTTATGTAAGGGGTGGCGGTACTGCTTCAAATAGATATGTAGCAAGATTTAAGAACGGTGCTGACTCTGATGTAATGTGGGTTGGAACTTCTAACGTAGGTATAGGAACTACAAGTCCGGGCGGTAAATTACATATTGCAGGAGATGGAGATGCCTCTAACTTAATAAGGCTACAACATACAGGAACAGGCGGTAATGGTTATTTTGATATTAACGTTAATAGTACGGCAGCAAGTTTAGTAGCTAATTATAGTTCAACTGCAATACCAATGTTATTTTTAACAGGCGCTACCGAACGTATGAGAATAACAAGCTCAGGAAACGTAGGTATAGGAACTACAAGTCCTTTCAATAAATTAACTGTTGCAAGTGTCCCTGATAGTGGATATGGTCTTATAACTATTGCAACAAATTGGGGCAGTAATATTAGTACAGGAATAAAAATAGGTGCAGCAGGAGATAATGGGAGTTCTGGTGTTGATATAAGAGCGCATACAAATTATTCTGCAACAGGAGATACGCAAATGTCTTTTTGGACTAATGGGGCATCTTTAGCCGAACGTATGAGAATAACAAGCGGTGGTAGAGTTGGTATAGGAGTAACTGCACCATTGTCACAATTACAAACATCAGGAGATATAGAAGTAGGATATGTAAACTCTCTTAATAATGCAATGGTATTCAATTGGGGTGGTGCTTCTGCTCACGGTTCAATACAAACTTATTCATCAAGTAATTTAGCATTACAGCCTTACGGTAATAAAGTAGGTATAGGTACTTTAACTCCTACAAGCCTTCTTGATGTTCAAGGTCCGAGTGGTAGTAATGGTTCTGTCTTATTGACCTTACAAAAAGCTGGTGGATTTGGAGGAACACAATTTTACCAATACTACAGTTCTTCAAGTGATTATGGAATAAACTTTGGTTTAAATGTATCAAATGCTACTGATGGGAGAGCAGGTATTATTATACGTTCAGATACTGGCGGTAATGGTACTCTTGTATTTAATACTTCTTCTGCGGAACGTATGAGAATAACAAGCGGTGGGAATGTGGGTATAGGAACTACAGGAGCATCAAATGTTCGTTTATATGTATTAGGTAGCGATACAACAAGTTCAAATTGGAGTTTATATTCTACTGACACAAATGGAAATATTCTTCTTGCTTCAAGAAATGACGGACTGATAGCAACAGGTACAAGAACATTATCTCCTTATAATTTAACAACAGGAACTGCTGCTAATTTAGTTGTAGATAATTTTGGATATTTATATCGTTCTACATCTTCATTAAAATACAAGACCAATGTTCGTGATTATGATAAAGGATTAGATATTATCAATCAAATGCGACCTGTATATTACAATGGTAAAAATGATGGTAACACGCAATTTGCAGGCTTAATAGCGGAAGAAGTACACGATTTAGGTTTAACTGAATTTGTACAATATGCAAACGATGGGACCCCTGATGCATTATCTTATCCCAATATGGTTGCTTTATTAGTCAAAGGGATAAAGGAACTTAAAGCAGAATTAGACACATTAAAAAACAAATAAAATAAAACAAAAATGGCAACAACAGTATTTGAATGGGTAATTTCGCAGCTTAATTGTGCAGTTGAATCAGAAGGTCTACCTGACGTTATCAATGTAATACATTGGAGATATAACGCAACCCAAGAGCATGATGGTAAAATTTATTTTGCAGACACTTATGGTTCATCAAGTGTAGCTCAACCGAATCCACAAAACTTTATTCCTTACGCAGATGTAACAGAAGCTGAAGTTATTGGCTGGTTGGAAGAAATATTGCCTGTAGAAGCTATGCAATTAGCTCTAGAGAACAATATCGCTCTTCAAATCAATCCGGTTGAGGTTACACTTCCATTACCATGGATTTCAACTACAACTACCACAACTACGGCAGCTCCTACAACAACTGCTCCATAAATATTTTGTTTAATTAAATTAATTTATTAGTTTTGTTAAAAATATATATTTATGAAATCAATTGAACTAGTAGTAGCTAAAGAAAACATTGGTGGTAGAGATACCTTTTTAACCACTTATGATTTATTAAAATCAGCAATCAATAATCCAACTCAAGGCGGATTTAATGTTGATGAAATGATCAAAAGACTCCGTATATTAGGAGAAGTTGAAAAGTACAAAGAGCTTTTTGAAATCAACCCAGAAGATTTTAAAGATGATTTTCTTGATAGAAAAGCCACTTTAGAATTAGAAGATGCTGATTTTACCAAGTTAAAAGAACTATTTAAAGAAATGAAATGGGGAGTGGTATCATCAACAATTGTAGAATTAAGCAAGCAATTGGATAAATAAGTTTCTGGTTTAGTGGTTTATAATAATAAATTAAGCAGGCTGCGAACCTGCTTTTTTATTTAATATTATCAGCTATTTGTTTAAAATAATCAGGCAATTTATCGTAAGTGTATAAGTAACTATAATTATGTGGCCTTTTTTTTATGTTTCTTCTACATATTTTTAATTTTTTAGCCGCTTGCCTAAATGAATCATATTTAATTAGTTCATTTTCAGATATTTGGTAAATTTCTTTTCTTTTAGGAGAGCTTTTTATTAATTTTATTTTTACATTTTCTGGAGTAATAGCACCCTTCCTTTTATCAGATATTTTTTTTCTAACTTCCGGATTCTTCATTTTTTCGGTTATTATTTTAACCATTTTTTCTCTTACTTCTTTTGAGTGTGTTTTACCAAACATGTAATTTTTCTCTCCTTTATGTTTGTTTCTTGTTTCTTCCGTAACTAATACACCTAATGCACCCTCTCCGCCATCAGTAAGATTGCATAATGGCCCTTCGTTTTTATTTGATCTTCCATAAAATGAAATTAAATATTTTTCAATGGATAGCGCTTCTTCGTAACATATATCTTTGTGCGTTATTTCTACCCTATACTCTGTATTTTTTACGATATTTCTCCAATATGAGTTTCTTCGTAGGTTGACCTCGTATGCCCTTTTTTCATTTCTGCCAACTCCTATGTAGAAAACATCATTAGTATCTAGTCTTATGTGTCTATAAACTATTGCCATTACAATAATTTTTGTATTTCTTTAATAACCATTTCAGCATTTATTGATGTGTGACATTCAAAGTTTTTAGATCTGGGACACCAATCCCAATTTCCAGCATCTAGCCTATATTCTGACCAACAATCATGGCATACTGATTTATTGACTATTCTGCTGCATTTTTGAGTAAATTCGTAATGCTCATTAGTAAAGTTGCTAATCATAACTACATGGGTTCCTAATCCAAAAGCCAACCAGCTTAGCCCTGAGCTTAAAGATACTTGAAATTTAGCATTTGCAATTATATTCATTGTATTTTCAATAGACGTATCTTCCAGTGGCTCGCAGTTGTCAAATGGGTTTTTCTCTTTTGAAACATTTATTACCTTGTACCCGTTTTCCGTAAGCCAATTTATAAGGATTTGCCAGTCGTGTCTTTGCCAGAACTTGCATTGAGCTGTGGAATTGGTCGCTATTGTCACATAGCTGCCCAAATTTGAGCTTTTTTTGTCGTACTTGAGTCTTGGTGCCACTTCTGTAAATTCAAGCCCCAAAATGTTGGTTGCTGCCTTTTGTAGTGGTATGGTATTCGGCTCTACTGGCTCTCTGTTTGAATCATAAAAATAACCAATCTTGTACATAGCGTAACAGCTAACAGAAGTCCCCGGCTCCACTAATTCCAATTCCGGATAGTCCAGTATCTTATTCCAAAAAGTGGACACTATAACCTTACATTGATGCTTTTTTCTAAATTCCTCACAATAACCAATCCAAGCCATTGTGTCCCCTAAACTTTTGCTTTCAAAGGCTATAAACACGCTTTTGCCATGCAGGTCTAATATGTTCTCGTATATTAGCTGCCCGTCTTGATATATGTACGTTTTCCATTTGGTATAGTATTGTCTATTAAGCCTTACCCAGCTATTGCTCTTGATTGTGTTTTGGTAATGGCACACATCATTTTCATCATAGAATCTAACATCAAAGTCGCTATCGCTTTCTCCTTTGATTTCAAGGAAAGGGTGGTTAATGAAGTTTTGTGTAATGCGGACATTCTGTACTTGTGCAGGGAGTTCTAGTATCTTTTCGTAGGCCTCCTGATGCTTCATTGCAAAGTGAATAGATTTGTTGTCCTTTGGTATTTTATACCAGCACATTAGCGTATGCAAATTTGTGTGTTCTATAGGTTCAATATAATCATCATACATTCCGGCATACTGCGGAAGATTCCGCGCAACAATGGGCAGTCCATGTCCGATTGCCTCACGAAGCACTAATGGATTACATTCCCATGTAGAATTAAACATGAATATATCTGATGCTGTCATGAAGTTGTGAATATCAGTTCTTTCGCCCCATACCTTTACATTTGATGGTAGGTCCTGCATCAATGGTTCCCAATAGCTTTTGAAATTTCCGGCTTGATTGCCAACGAAGTGAAACATCATGTCAGGGTACTTACGGGCTATTTCAAGTCCTTCCCTTTGATTCTTGCCCGGAGTCCATAAGCCTACATTCAGTACATGCTTTTTGTTTCTATCAAATTTAAGTTCATCTTGACATATCGTTTGGAACTTTTTAAGGTTCTGTTCTTCTATTGGATAAAGTATTGTAACATACTTTGATTCCAAGTCTGCAAATGTTTCTTCATGGTATGGAGTACAAAAAGAAAATAAGTCTGGGTGAAATACTTTGCTATTCGGATCAAACGAGATGTCATGACATGTTTCTACTATTCTGTACTTTCTATCTGGGTTGTAAAGCTTCTTTATCATCTCCCTATCCAATCTTTCAGACATTTCATCTATATGGATTATATCGGGCTGGAAGTATTCTATCACATCAAATAGCTCCATCTTATTCTCATAAAGGGTAGTAAAATTACTACCAATTAGTACCCTTATAGTGTTCCTTTGGACCACATAATCTAATCCATGGCACTGATACTCTACTACATAATATTGATTATCAGTGTGGTTTCTCATGCTCTCTAATCTCTTTAATACGAATTGAGGGCAGCCACCTGTACTAAGATGCGGAGTTAAAAATAATATTCTCATAGGTTAATTGATTTAATATCTTTCAAAAAGGAATCTACCAACAAATGGGTGGATTTTAACCATTCCATATTTTTCTATAATTTTTACAACATCATCAGATCGTAATGATTGATGTAAATTTTTGACTATCTCTCTGAATGATTCTAAATCATTATCTTTTTTTAAATTTTGACAATCTTCGCAAATAGGCATCAGGTTTTCAAATTCCATTGATTCAGGTTGCATTTGGTCAACTTTAACTTCTTCTATGGTAATTCTTTGGCCACAATAAGCACAAAGACCATCATATTTTTCGTATATTTTTTCTATGTTCATAGGTTATTGGTTTATAAATTCTTTAATCTTTTCAATGTTCTTTTCTCCATGATAAAATAGCAAATGCTCTTTATGTGAAGGTACTTTAATCCATGGCCCTATTAGATTATCGTGACCAGTAAATTCAAGTTCTTTATGTAACCCATTGATGTAGCAGTATGGCAAGCCTCCAAAAGCCATTCGCTTATATAGTAACGCTTGTAATACGGTTTCTTCGTGGAAGGGTGCATAGTGGTTATGGTTCTTTAAGATTTTAGGGTGGTTGCACATCCAGTGCCATTCCTCTAAGAAATCAATAGTATTTTGCCCTGCTACATAATATCCTGTTTGCCTGTACCTGTTGCGTACATACTGGTTAATGTTGAATAGTTCACAAGCCGGAGCTTCCAATGTAGTGCTTAAATCCGTCCTACTTTCAGCGCCACCTCTACCATTAACCATAAGGTATTCATATATACCCTCTGTAAAAAATGGGTAGCTTGATTCATCATTATAGAAAGTAAAGATATTGTCAACGTATGGACTAGCCACAGAATCAGAGTCAACGTAAGCAATCGTTTCTGCATAGTTTTCAAGTGCGTGTTTGGTTATTAAAGGTCTTTGTATAAGTAATTTGTAAATGCTTTTATTGGATCTATCAATGTATTCGGACCTTTGTTTCAGGTGCTTCACATCACAATCCCATCTAATTGTTTTGGTATTTTCTATGTCGGTAATCTTCTTATCAGAGTTTAGCATGTAAACTAATATTGGTACTTCACTGAACTTACGGATAGATTCAGCGCATACTTGGACCAAATCAAAATAAGATTCATCAGCGTACAATAGGTAGGCTTTCTCATGCTTCTGGGTTCTGTTTACATAGTAGCCATAATACTGGTTAGCGTAAAGTAATTGTAGTTCTGGGTATCTAGTTTCCATCACTGCCGGAGTCAAGTCAGGCTGCAAATGTGCTTCATGGACGTTACCTTCATGCTCTCCCTGTTCCATAAGGTATGGTACTGCCACTAGACATTGCTTACCGCTATTGACTATCTTTTTGATGATACTTTGTGCATCTTCCACAGACAAATGTTCAAGCACATCACCCATGATAATAAACTCGTAATAGTCAAAATGGAAACCAACTACGCTCTGTATGAATACGTTGTTGTACTTCTTATCTAATTGATAGTTAACTACATAAGGTTCGTATATCTCTACGCAATCCATGTAGTAGCCATAGTTTTTTAGCATATCAGCATAGGTGCCAATACCAGCCCCCACATCTAATATCTTTTTGTTTATGTCTACATTGTCTACTATGTAATCTCTTACCTCTTGTTTGAAAAATTGAAAGCTGGTTGGCATAAAATTAATTTAATTAAGCAAAAGTAATTAATTTAATTAAATAAATATATCTTTGCCTAAAATAATTATTATGAAAATAGAAGTAAGCATTGGCGAGATAGCCGATAAGTACACCATCTTAACCATCAAATCATTTGAAATTTTAGACGAGGAAAAGCAAGCCAACATTAAAAAGGAATGGAAGTACATTAACCAAGTAATCAAAGAGAACTTTAAGGAGTTGGCATCAGACAAGCTAACGCATAGGCTTCTGGATATAAACAGGCAGCTATGGGTGGTAGAAGATTCGCTACGAGATTGCGAAAATGACAGGGATTTTGATAAGCTATTTGTCTTTTTGGCAAGACAGGTTTATAGACTAAATGACCAGAGAGCAGCCATCAAGAAAGAAATTAACATTAAGTACAAGTCCGACATCATAGAGGAGAAGTCATATAACGCATATTAATTTATAAAATACGGCAGAATTTGGCAGAAAAAAGTTATTTTTGATAGATGAATAGACTCGCTATCATAATGATTTTTTTCTGTAGCTGCGCTTCGGTTAAGAAAACCGAGAGGAGAATGGACAGCACAGTAACCAGATCCATTGATAGCGTGAGAGTTACGTTCTATGACAGCGTTACAAAGGTAATAGAAAAAGAACAATACTTTACTAAAACAATAACATACTACGATACCCTATGGGTAACCAAAGATAGTATGATAACCATTCCAAAGTATACAGAAACTTGGACTTCTGGCAGCCGCGAGAAGCAATCTGAATCCAAGTTAACCAAAAAAGATTCTGCCAATATTTCAAAGGCGGAAGAAATCACAAAAACCATAGTTGAAAAAGATAAGAAGAAAATGGCCAATAACTTTTATAAGTTCTTGTTCTTTATTCTTATTGCCCTATTTGTTATTTACATTTATACCAAAGTAAAAAAATGAAACGTATAAATCATAATATCAAGGGGTATGTATTAGCTATTGTTTACGTTATTATTGTACTCTTAATATCATTATTTATATGAAAAAATTATTCAATTGGGTAGCAGGATTCTTTTCGGCAGATAGCCCAAATTCAAGCAAAAGATTAGTAGGTATTGTTGGTGCCGGTTTCTTATACTGGACACTTTATTCAAATTCACATAGCGAAAGTCATGTAGTTCCAGCCGAATCATTAGTATGGGGTACTGTAACTTTAGTATGTACTTCTTTAGGATTAGCTTCTGTAAAGGAGATAGGAGATTTAATTGGAAACTTTAAAGGCAACAAAACATCTGAATAAAAAATGGAAGCAACTATTGAAAAGCAAGTTGAACAAACGTGGCACTCAAAAGCTTCGTTAGTTATTTTACTTCTAACAATTTTAGGAGGCTACTATGGTCTTACCGGAAAGTTTGAAGATGATGGTAAAAAGTATGAAAACCATGAAGTCCGTATCGGTCAGTTAGAAGCTGATAAGAAAGAGATGAGAGATGACATCAAAGACATCAAGAAAACCAATGAGCAGATTCTAATATTATTACAAAATAAAGCAGATCGTAAATAATGGCAAAGGCAGTAAGAAAAAAAGCGGAAGAGTCGGAAGGCTTAAAGATAGGTGCTAATCCTTTACCTATTTCATTTAAAGAGTTTAGCAAGAATCCAGTTGTTGGCATGTTATTTTTATGCATCTGCGGTATCAGTTACTTGTATATGGACAACGCAAAGCGTAACGAAAAGCAAGACGAAAAGATAGGCGCTTTGTACGAAATGGTGCGCAAAAGCGATAGCAGTAATGCAGCAAGCACGGCTCGTTTAGAAATGGCAGTAGACCTAAAAGCTCTTAAAAAATTCAAGTAATGCGTTATTTGATATTCATAGCTTTGTTAGGTTGTGGCACCAAAGCAGATAACCAAATCAAAGAGTTGCAAGACAAAGTAGAACAAAGCCAAGTGCAGAGTGTAGCGGTGCAAGGCGTGGCTTCTGAAGATAATAAAAAGGTAATAACTAAAACAGTGAAAACGATAGTTACCTTAAAAGAAGAAGTTAAAGAATTAAAAACAGAACTAAATGAAGTTAAAGCTAAATTGGATTCTGCTAATTCTGTTGATACTAATAGCACCAAGTTTCAGCTCCGCCCAATACGTTAAGAAGATAGGTGGCGAAGATAAGATTGTTATTAGCCGAACAGAAGGCGAGAAGATTAACAACTCTTTTGATAGCCTGACTAATTTAGTGGGTTACCAAAACTCACGCATTGATAGTTTAATCAAAGCTAACATCAAGACAAGAGATAGCCTTCGCATTGATTTATTTGTGGTAAGAGATAGTTTAAGCACACGCAATAAAATAGCAAACGATACGTTAAACGACTATCGCAATAGATACTATAAAAATATAGCCATTTACGAGAAGTACGAAAAGGCAGTAGATTTTGAAATAAAACTACATAGGCTTAATTCTGTTTTGTTTGCTATGCTAACTTTATTTCTATACTCTCAAATAAATTAAAATGAAATTAGACGCGTTATCTAAAAAAATACCAGCAAACGTAATGGAGGAAATACCTCTGATAATGGAGAAATTTGGAATAGATGGCCCATTAAGATTATCTCATTTCCTTTCTCAATGCGCTCATGAAAGCGGTAACTTTAAGTTTGTAAAAGAAAACTTGAACTACTCTGCTGATGGGCTTCGTAAGATTTTCCCTAAATATTTCCCAACTTTAGAAGCAGCAGAAAAATATGCAAGACAACCTGAAAAAATTGCCAACAAAGTTTATGGTAACCGCATGGGTAATGGTGATGAAGCTAGTGGAGATGGTTTTAAATTCAGAGGTCGTGGTTATATCCAGCTTACTGGTAAGGATAATTACGCAGCGTTTGATAAATTCGTAGATGATGATATTATGGCTAATCCTGATTTAGTGGCTACCAAATATCCACTTACTTCAGCAGCCTTCTTCTTCCATAAGAATAATCTATGGGACGTGTGCGATAAAGGACATAGCCATGATGTAGTAGTGGCAGTAACAAAGCGTGTGAACGGAGGGACTCATGGTCTTGATGATAGAAAGGATAAATTTAATGTATTTCATAGTACACTAGCATAATGCCAAATCAACACACAGGTCCAACAGTAAAGAATAAAGCAATTAGAGAGCTTTTATTAGAGTTCCCTAATAGTTCTAAATCTAATTTAGGGAAGATAGCTTTTGAAAGGCATCCTCATTTGTTTGATAATCCAGAATCTGCTAGAATGATGATTAGGCAGATAACTGGAGCTGCTGGGATAAGAAATAAAAAAATAACAAGAAACATAATGGAACACAATCCGCAGCTACCTCCTTCAAATTGTAAGGAAAGAGAGTTTCAGGTTTTGCCCAAAGAGTGTAATAACATTCTTTGGCTTTCTGATGTTCACATACCTAACCAAGACAATGAAGCTATTGAATTAGCCGTTGAGTATGGTAAGAAGAATGATGTCAATTGCATTGTTCTGGGAGGTGATATATTGGATAACACTCCATTTACAAGCCATGATGCGCCACCGCCGGGCCTAGATGATGTTAGAACGTGGTTCCAGTATGCAAAACAATTTATAGAATATCTAAAATATCAATTCCCAAAAGCTAAATTCTATTGGATTGAGGGTAATCATGATGCGTGGATTAAGCGATACTTAATAAAAAAAGCTCCAATCTTATTTAGTGATGAGTATTACCACCTGCCACAAAGAATGAAGCTTGATGAGTTAGGTGTAAAGTTCTTTGCGGAGCATGTAGTTTTAATGGCCGGCAAGTTACAGATGCATCATGGACATACAATGATTCGTGGGGTATTTGCCCCAGTAAACGCAGCAAGAGGATTGTTCTTACGCGTTAAATCAAATGCAATCATAGGTCATGTCCATACCACCAGCCATCACGTTGAAAAGACATTGAAGGGAGAAACAATTGGCACATGGTCGGTAGGTTGTCTTTGTACACTGGCTCCTGATTATGATCCACATGGCACAAAGCACAATTTAGGCTTTGCCCATATTTTAGTAGAAAAGAATGGTAACTTTAAAGTTAACAATATAGCTATTCATGAAGGAAGAATCATCTAAGGTAAACCACCCAGCACATTATAACGTAGGAAAAATTGAGTGTATAGACGCAATTGACGAAGCAGTAAAAGGATTAGATGGTAAAGAAGCATTTGCTACTGGCAATGCCATAAAGTATTTGTGGAGGTGGAAACGTAAAGGAGGGAAGGAAGATTTAAAAAAGGCAGTTTGGTATATTAACAGACTAATAAATGAGGACTAATGAAACTAACATCTACACTGAAAATATCTACCTATGGTTGCAAGGTGGTACTTATTATTACAGATTCATTAATCAATGAAGCTAATAAAGTATACAAAAAGCATAAAATGGAACAGATGTTTGAAGGAGATGCAGAAGGTACAGTTATAACCCCAGACATAGATGTCTATTACATGATTATAGAGCAAAAGTATTTAAGCCACAATACCCTATCACATGAAAATTATCACATAGTAAATGTAATAAAAAGTGACAGAGGTATTGTAGATGATGAAGCTGGAGCATGGCTGTCAGGTCACATAGCTGAGTTTATCTACAAATTCATAGACAAGAAGCAGCTAATAGTTAAGCACTAATACATAGCCAATATTCCAAAAAATAATTTTTTAATTTAATTAACTCGGTTAACTTTGGAAAAAAAATACATGAAATTAAGGTTCATTTGCGCTCAACCAACCTCACTTTATTATGCATGGCAAGTAGAAGTTATGATTAATAACTTTATTGAAATGGGTATCAACCCCAACATGATTGATATTGTTTGCTGGAAGATTAACAATGTGATACCTGAAGAATGGGCCAAGCTCGCGGCTAATTATCCAGCTCGTTTCTTTTTTTATGATGATACCAGACAAAGCAGACACTACATATCCTCAATACGTCCAAACATATTAAAGCAGCATTTTGAAGCAAATGATTTGAATGGTGAAGCTATTCTTTATCACGATTGCGACATTGCGTTTACAAAGAAAATAGATTGGGAGCAGTTCTTACAAGATGATAAGTGGTACGGATCTGATTGCCGTTGGTACATAGCACATAGCTACATATTAGGCAAAGGCCAAGACGTAATAGATAAGATGTGTGAGATAGTTGATATACCAGAATCACTGGTGAAAGACAATGAACTAAACTCAATCGGCGCGCAGTACCTGATGAAAGGTATTGATGCACAGTTTTGGGCGGACGTTGAAAGAGATTGCGAAAGACTATTCCATGAAGTAACTCAACTTAATAACGAAAAGAAACAAGCAGATGCAACTCATCATGAATTACAGATATGGTGCGACATGTGGGCGGTGCTATGGAATGGCTGGAAACGTGGAGCAGAAACCATTTGTCACCCAGAACTAGAATTTTCATGGGGGACAAGTACCGAAGCGGATTGGGATAGATTAAGTATCTTCCACAATGCTGGTGTAACTACCTCAACTGGTGGCTTATTCTACAAAGCAGAATACATGAACCAGTTGCCCTATAGTGCAACATTAAATATAAATGAAGGTACGGCCAGTAAAAAATATTGGGATATTATACAAGAAACAGCAAAAAAATCAGTTCTATTATGAAAGTAATTAAGGCCACATACGGAGGAGTAGATTGTACAGATGTGATAAGTAAAAAGGTGGTAGGCAACCAGCTTATAGTTAGATCTAATAATGATATAATCGGAGATACTGCCGTTGGTCAGGTGAAATTTTTAGAAGTAGAGCTATTAACTGATAAGGGGACTTTATTAAAGAGTATTGCAGAAGGTGGTATATTAGTGTTCCCTGAATCTAAAGTAAAGAAATTGGGCATATTCTATTCCAACAACAATAACAAAAAGATATGGCCTTCAATCTACCGATCGTTAAATACTATTAAGCAAGCAAGCGAGGGGGTAGCAGACATTGTAACTTGTATGTGGGAGCCTATGCCGGAAAACCCATTCTATCAAGTTAGAAGCTGGTATCAGTCGCAGTCGCACCTCAATCAGTTGCTCCAAATTATGCAGTGTCTTTATGCAGCCAAAGAAACCGGCGAATATGATTACGTTTCCTTTTTAGAACATGATGTAATGTACCCAAAGGGTTACTTTGACTTTCCTGAATTTGCAAGAGGTAACGTGCTTACCAATATGAATTATGGGGGTGTTTGCATTAATGGGTGGCAAGAGAGAGGTCAAGATGATGAGCCGTTCCACCAAATGACCATGAGATTTGAAGATGCCATTAGCCACTGCTTAGCCATTTTACCTAATGCTTTGCGTACAAATAGCGGAATGATTGAAACTCAAACAATGAAACGGATCCAATGGAATAGCGAAAATCAGGCTATCCATATCAACCATGGAATACATTTTACCAGCCATAATTCAATATATCGCAAAGATAATTTATCTTTAACTCATAATTACTGGGGCAACCATTCCGATTATACCAATTTATTCGTATGAACAAGTTAAAAGAAATATTCCTTTCGTATGCTGCGTCCTTCAATCCAACAGAAGAACAAAGCGCACTTGCGCAAGAAAGACTCTTAACTTGTATTGATTGCGAAAACTGGGTTCAGGGGCCATTACGGGATTATTGTGAGGTATGCGGCTGCACTACGAAAGCAAAAGTTTTTTCACCAAAAGGGGCAGAAGCCTGTCCAAAAGGCAAATGGCAAAACTGATGAAAACGTATCGCATCTTCTTTGATAAGGACGGAACCAAAATGACCAAGCTGGTATACGCCGTTTCAATGTCTGATGTGCTGCAAAAATATAAGGACCTGAAAATACTATCTGTTGTTCAGATTGACCTCGCGCCTCCCGAAGATGAAGATGAATAATTCCTTTATTGCAAAGGTTACTACAATTGTCCCGTAAAGCAAGATAAAGGCTGGTATGCCAACCAAAAAGAAAAAGACTACTTGAAAGATCCCAATTAATTTTTTCATGTTTTATTGTTTATTCGGTTTCGTTAAATGCTTTTTGTACTTCTGGATTTGTGCTTAATTGATCATAAATAAACTCATACCGCTGGTTTTGAAATTTCAATGGTACAATTTCATCATACAGACTATCTGATTTTGACTGCATTTCAGCCATTTTTATTTGCATGTTGTTCTTCTGCTCTATCATGGCAGCTATAACCACAATTAATGCACCTATAACCCATAATAAAGCAATGATAATTAATGTTCGCATGTTATAAAGTTAAGGTTTTGCTTTAGTTAAATTGACATAAAGTAAGGGTATTGCTTTACAAATTAATAGAATTTACTTTTTTCATCTTCCTCCAATATTTTTTTGCTTTTATCTATAAAGTATACCCATAATATAGAAATAGGTATGGCTACAATAAAAGATATTAGGAAGGCTATTAAATATGATTTCATATTAATCTTTTGTTTGTTTATAAACTTCAATTATTTCTATAATAGCAACTAAAACTATTGCTATTCCGATAAGTAATAGAATCATGGCTTATATTGTTTCTGGTTTATAGGTTATTTGTTTTTTGGATATTGTGTATAAAATTTTCCCATCCATCTTTCTGATTCAGCTTTGTATTTCTGTTTAGCTTTGAGCAATTGCTCTATGGTGCCCTTTAAATTTTTAACATATTCATCTTGCCTATTGCGTTCACCATTTTTGCGCAACCTTTTATTCTCATCTTCTAGTTCAGCTATTTGACTTTCTAGAATCCCTACCTTAACTCCATACTCTTTTAGTTGTCTATGTAGGTCCGCAATAATTTCATCATTATTATATATCCTTTTTACTTGTAACAAAACCTCTCTATCTACAAATGTTTTCATAGGTCATATTGTTTCTGGTTTATAGGTTTGGTTGTAATATTCTGTTGCACCTCTTGGAGTAACTAATTTAGTCAATCCTTTTTGATACTTATAACAATCATTGTATCCTGTTGTATGTGCAAGTTCTATTTGTAGATTTTCTTTTTCAAATGCTTCTTTAAATAATTTATCCATTAATTCATAATCAGCATTCATAACAATCCATTTTAAATTATCTTTCAACTTATCTTCTAATTCTTGCATTGCTGTTTTCATAGGTTATTTGTTTTGGTTAAATGTTTCGTAAATTATAGTCTGAAATATCTTTTATGTTAGTAATACTTTCACCATTGTATCTTTTGTGAAATACTCTCCTTGCTTCACCTTCACTTGAGGCAAACACAATAGAGCCATTAAATGTTCCTGTTACTGCGTAAACTTTTTTCATAGGTTATTTGTTTTGGTTATAGTTATCATTAAAATATTCCTCATTGCTATAATGTGGTAGAGTTGGGTGGTTTATTGGTGTTTCTTGACCATCTGAAAATGCTTTTTGTATCTGCTCTTTTTCTTTTTCAAGACATTCATGTACTTTATCAATAAATCCTTTATTAACCATAAATTCTGTTTCTTCCATCCATTGCATTAATTCCTGCATTGCTGTTTTCATAGTTATTTGTTTTTAGGTTGTTTGTTTTGTATACACCACATTGCAAAAGTGTGTAATGAATCTGAATTATGGTATTCTTGATACCATTTTTCAATTAATTCGTATGCTATATTTGGGGTAGACATTTTAGATTCAGGGTTTTGTAATTTATATAACATATCAGCTACATTAAATACCTCTTGTCTTGAAAGATGTTCTTTATCCATAGGTTATTTGTTTTGGTTAAAGGTTTGGTTGTAGTAATAAGAGCCATTTGTAGGAAAGGCAAATTCAATACCTTGTTCAAAAGCATTTACTATCTGCTCTTTTTCTTTTTCAAGTAAGTATTCAATAATAGTTAATACAGTTCCATAAGCTACATTATGGCTATATTGATATTCGCTTAATTCTCCGTTTTCTTTACTTGATGGGATTATTTTATTTTTAATTTCTTCCTTTAAAAATTGCATTGCTGTTTTCATAGATTTATTTGTTTTGGTTTGTAATAGCGATGGGAATTGAACCCTATGACTTTTCTTATAACCACTATAAAGATGTCATACTGTTGACGGCAGGTGTAACCATACACTTCGCTATTAGGAGAGCTCAACTTTGAGCGCTCTTATTTGTTTTTGTTAAATGTTTGGTTGTAGTATTCTTCCGAATCTTTATATTTATATGCATCTCCAAAATATGCATCATTATAAGCATCTATTATCTGCTCTTTTTCCATTTCTTTGGCTTGTTGCCATATACTTGACTCTTTATTAATTCTTTCTATTACTGAATCTGTTGATGTATTATTTTTTGATAATTCATTATACAACCATTCTATTGTCGTTTTCATATTTTATTTGCTTTAGTTAACCATTCATTAAATCTTTCATATACATTGTGTATGTCATCTATTTCTTCATCTTTCCAATAAAATTTGCCATTGCTTATTTTCATAACTGGTGTAACTTCATCCTTTAAAGTAAAATAGATACTATTTTCAGGAACTAAATTTATTTTTTCTTCTTCTTTCATAGGTTATTAATTTAATTAAATAATATACAATATACCATATCCAACATACTATATACTATAAATAAAGAACAGGTATAAGTAGATAGTAGTATGATATATTGAAATAAAGAATAGGTGTACTTAAGTGCAACTTTCATATTGTAGATGGGTTATAGGTATCTACATCAAAGCAATTGGCTGGGGTTCTATGTTCATGCCTTCTACCTCTTTTCTTTAATGGCTCATATCCCATAGATTTATAGTAGGTCAATATCTGCAAATAGGTCATGTTGATATTGGGTATCATCATGGATATTGGCTCATACTTGTAGCGTTGGTCTATGTATTGCTTTTGTAGGTCGGTCATTTACTTTTTTTTAATAGTTACTGGGTTGGTTTTTGGATATACTTTTCAAGGTAATATTTTTCAGTGACTGCTTTCCGCCATGTCTTGCTATGCCCGTCCTCATCAAAAGCATATTCCATGGCCTCGGCTATCATAGATTTCTCCTCATTATATAGCCTATCAAAGTTATCCAAAAGCCATGAGTCAAAATCATTTTGGTTACGAAAACTACGAGCTTCCATTACTTGTCTAATTGGTGTCATGTTTGTCATAGGTGCATTGGTTTTACTACTAAATAAATTTTTCTTGGTTCATAGGGTTTGCCCAACCTTTGCAGCCATTCCTGAATGATTTTACTGCGGTGGCCTCTCCCTTTAAATTGTTTCGTTGCATACAAGCTATCATTTACCCATACTTCAATTATCCCTGAAGATTTGAGTTCCTGACGTTTGCTCTCCATTATATCCTTCTCTACTGACTTCCTCATACGATAATAACTTTTCCTTTAAATACTTTACTTCATTTTTTAATAATTCTATCCTCTCCTTTAGGTAGTCATTTTCCATTTGGATCATGGCAGATTCGGATATTTGATACTTGTTCTTCATTAGATTAGAAGCATGGCCTCCTTATCCAAATAAGCAGCTAATAACTGGCTTTCTTCCCCATATATGTCTGCCTCAGCCATGCCGTCTTTGGCTAACCTGAATTTGTAAAGTCCAATAATGACTTCGCAAGTTTTTAATTGTTCTAAATTGGTGCATGAATTAATGCAGTTGATTACCCATTCTAAATTTGTTTTCATTTTTGTTGGTTTTTGTTATTAAAAATTTGAATCTACGGTCAAAACGTGTACTTTCCCTACCCTATTGTACTTTAATACTTCGGGTAGGGGCATATTGTTCTTAATGCGGTACATAATTGCGTGCCTTGTTATTGGTGTGTCAGGATATTTCCTATTCTTCCTGAAAAATTCAGGGTTAATTTTATTGGCATACTCCAATACGCTAATTTGTTTAGTTTTCATCTTTTAATCTATTATATTCATTTACTAATCTAACTAATTCATTATAGTCATTGGCTTCTGCAATTCGGATTCCCAGTTGGTTCAGTTTTTTTCTTTTTTCTTTCTGCTCTTTTGAGAAATATTTAATTAGCATTTGAATCATTTACTTCAAAGGTTTTAAGGGTTTCATAAATAGGCTCTAATTTTTTGCTATTTTCAAGTTCTTGGAACATTTGTTCTGCTTTTTCTTGGCTCATAGTCCAGCTATTTTCTACTGAATAGCCATCATCTTTGCGAATAAAATACCATACTTCGCCATTAATTTCTGTCTTTTTTACTAATTCGTACTTTTTCATTTTTTTGTTTTTATTGGTTGTTAATATAATTCTTCTTCTTCTTCTTCTTCTTCTTCGGCATAAAAGAAACCTTGATCATCACAAGTTTCGGGACCAAGTTCATTGTAAACCCACCCATTAGCTTCTTCTACTAAATTAGGGTATTTAACCCCTTTAGTATGTTCTCCACTTCCATTGTTTTTGAAAGCAATACTAATACCTTTAATCCTCATATCTTCGGTATAATCTCCTTCATTACTGGGTGCTGCTCCATTCATCTCGGCAAGTAATTCATAATAATCCTTGCCCCCAAATGTGCCATAACCTTCGTAATTGTTTTCAGTCCATACATTACCTTTATCATCAATCATATCAACTTTAAAGGTATTTCTAATTGAATAGCTATTTGCTATACTCTTGTCAGTATCTTGTGTTTTCCAGCTAAAAAATCCCATAATTTTTAAGTTTTATTGTTTATTAATTTGTTCTTCTTCAATTTGATTTTCAGTTTCGTTTCTTAATTCCCATTCTTCATCATCAATAACTTCCCAATCGCAATGTTCTTTACAATCAGGGCATAATTCATACCAAATTTGACTTTCGTAATTGCAACAAGTGTTTATTAACATAATTGATTTTTTTTTAAAATTTGTATACTTTAGTTTCCTTTCTACATTTTACTTGCCAGTCATGATTATTTAATTCCTGAAAGCCAAAAGTCAATTTGCTATCAATCTTTTTAATAACCAATCCTTCATACATATCGGTCTTAACTATGTCTTTATACAATTCAGCAAAGCCAGTCATATATGTAGGTGCTTTGTATATGTTGTTTAGTTTAGTCAGGCATAAATGTTCGTATATTTCTAACCCATTTTCGGTTATTCTACCTCTATCACAAGGGTATGTTTCTTCAAGTAGCTTTACTCTTGCCAAAAGATCATCACCTACTAAATACTGGTCTGCCCAAACTAAAACATCCCATATAACAAATTTGTCTTTTTCCTTAATACCATTTTCCCCTAATTTACCCTTGTTAAGATATTCCCCAGTATATACATACCATTGCTCGGATTGTGCTAATCCTTTGAAGTCTATGTCTTTACTATAATAAGATATAGGTTCTTTATGTCGGTTATATACATAAACATTAGTTCCATTTGTAAAAACGATACAGCAAGTGCCATTGTACTTTGGTTGCACCACATATTCTCCATTATCAAAAATATGCAAGTCTTTGGGTGGTATCTTATATTCAGGTCGGGGTGGGTATATGTAATTGAAGTTTAAATAAGGTATCATAAAAAATATTTATCAAATATTGAATTGAATACATTTTGCCTATTGGATGCCTCACTATTGACTTCTTCGGCAAATTCTTCCCATTGTTCATCATCTATTCGGATATTCCACTGGTCTGCTAATGATTGCCACATCACTAAAAAATCATCCATATCTAAATAGGGCAAATGATTGTCTTTAAACATCACATACATAGTTTCCTTAAACATTTCGTGTTTGCTTATTTTGTTATCCATTTTTTTAATATCCATCTTATTATTTTTTAAGTGCTACAATTGGGTTAATTAGTTCAAATATTGCCTCTGGAGTATCATATTGCATAAGCCTATCAATGCTGCCTTTTGCTACTGAAAAGGTCTTTTCTCCACTAATCAAGTTACCTTTGTCTAAATCATCTATATCGGGGCAATTAAGAATAAGTTCACTTAATACTGCCCCATATTTTTCTACGAGATCCGCATTAAACTTATAAACTACATTTTCATTCAATAAGCCATTATACTGGGATAAGATATTTGCCTTGTTTTCATCAACAAGGGTGTATTTGTCCATACATATAAACATACAAGAATTGCCCGTATCATCTTGAATCTTGAAATTATCGGGTGTACTTCGTTGGGAACGATATTCCTTCATAAATAGGTCTTTGCCTACTGCTTTAATATCTCCTTCAATCATTTTAAGTTCTCCAGTAGCACTATCAATTGTTTCCTTGAGTTCTGCATACCTTTGTATTTTACTGCCTAATGATGGGGCAGAAATGACCTTTTTATCGGTCTTTTTTGTTGTTTCTTTTACTTTGGTTGCGGTTGTAAATAGGTTTGTGGTTGTGGTTTTCATTTTCTTTTGTTTTTTTGAAAATTAAAATTAGAATAATTAATTTAATTAAAAAAATATTTTTTATGCAAATGGGTTTACATCAATGGGGTAGAAATCTTCATCTTCAATCAAAACTCCAGTATCTTCGTATTTCCATAAATGTTTTTCGCTATCATAAATAACCTTATTATCTTCTTCATCAGTAAAATAAGGCTCACCTACTTCCATATCAATTTCACCTTCAATTGCACTAATTTTGCCACAAAAGGCATAAGATTCTTCATCAAATGTTAGTTCAAATTCTAATTCGGGGTACATTGGTACAATCTTTTTTATCCATTCTATTGGCGGACTCCAAGCGGTATTGAATCTAACGTGGAAAAGATCATCTTCTAATATTTGTATTGAAGTACTACTGGCGTTCCATTTTGTTCCCCAATTTTGGATATTCCATTCATACCAATCTTCTGCCCCATATAATCGTATATTTTCAGCTATTCTTTCTTTATACTGGGTATCATCTTCTCCTTCTTTTCTTGGTAAAGGAGAGAAACCACCTTCTAATGGTTTAGGTAATGGGTGTAGAATATTAAAGGTAAATTTACCTCTTTCATCTTCCCAATCATCATTTTTATCAGTTGGGATAATTGTTTTACTTACAAAGTCTGCAAGTGTTTCTTTGTTTCCACTTACGATAAGTGAATTGTAGCACCAATTTGGCATAATTTTTAGTTTTAAATATTAGTAATTTCGTTTAAATGGCATAATTCAATTGCAATAATACATTTGTCCCTTAATGCACCTTCAAATTCAAGCTCGGTGTTTATAAGGTGTTCCGTTTGGTCATCATATATGGCATACAATTCAAAGTCTTGAGATTGCCATAAGCTGGATGCTATTTCAGTTACATCCATCCATAAAAATTCATCATAGGTTTTTAATACTTTCATATTTCCGTATTTTTTACATTATCAATTATAAATTCTTCTTCTCTATGTTCAAATGTGCCACTGAAATACAATTCGCAAGTAGCTTTTCCATTGTTATCTTCTACATCCATCAAAGTTTCACATTCGTATAAATGCTCTTGTTCAATGTATGTGAGTGTATCATCCAATTCATTATCATTAAATTCAACTATCATTTGTTTAATAGCTTCATCTTTTGACTCTGCCGATATGGAGTGTTTTTCTCTTATCCAAGTGGTTACTTTTCTATCTACATAAAAATAAAATTGTTCCATATTACTGGGGTTTAAATTGTTAATGTATCAATGTTATCAATGGTATAAAAATCCACTAAATTGTGCGGGTAATGATCCTTTAATGCCCATACCAATCCTTCATTGTCATATTCTTCTTCTTCTTCTCTTTCAGCCTCAACAATAGGTGTAACAATATCTTTAATTTGTTGGTCGGTTAGGTCAGTTATCAATAAGAAATCTTCTTCATCCCAGTAGGTTGTTTTTAACCTAACTAATCTAATTGATTCCTTTAATAATAAAATTGTGTTTTGTTCATTTAAATTTTTCATTTTGCTTAATTTATTAGTCTTTTAATTTTTTCAATTACTGGTTTATCTGCTGCAAATTCTTCAATGTTTGAATAAAAGCTTTCGGTGTGTGAATTAACATAGCACCCAATTTGATATTCTTTTATTTTTTGTTCAATACTGGGTATTCTGCTTTCAAATGATACAATTTTACTTTTTAATCGGTATCTTAATATAATTGAATTATCACTATAATTTCCGCTATTTTCTTTTTGATGAATTGTATCAATGCAAAAACTATGGTAACTTGCTCCCCAAATTTTAGGGATAAAAGTTGTCAATCCTAATTCTTTTAAATCAACATTTAATTGTTCCATATCATTTTCAATTATTTCTTTTAGCATTTCTTCATAAAATTCATTGTCTAAATGTATTTGATACCTTTGTTCAGTATCTGCTTCTTTTTGCCCTAACAATCCCTCAATGTCAAATAGAGTTCCTTTTGGTCTATTCTTTTTTTCTTGATTAATTTTTGAAAATTCACTGGTAATGTTTGCAATAATCATTTGTTGCTTTTCGGTTAAATTTTTCATTTTTATTGATTTTTTAATTTAAAAATTGTTGTGGTATGTTAGTGTTAAGTAATTTATGCCCATTTTTAGCGTATTTATCCAAGCTATCCTTAAGTGTTTTGCTGAAAAAGTTAGGATCTTCAGTCCATACCTTGATTAATGGCACATTAAAGCCTATAATTCGGTAGCTATAATCGTTGCCTATCAATATACCTTTTTCCATTTTTTTGGTCATTTTAGCCTTCTCTTTGGCTTTTAAATGGGTTTCAAATAGATTATCCAAATAATGCTCTAAATTCATCTCAATAGTGATTTTTTCTCCTTGATGTAAATGGCTATCATATTCTAATGGGGGCAATCCTTTACAATATTCTTCCATCTCTCGTATTACCTTATAATCTACGTTAGGTATGCGGTTATAATTTGTGCAACCGCCTTTCCCATCATTGTCGCAAATGCCTACTAACTTCCCATTGAGGTATATATTTGCTTGAAAGCAATGTGTTTCGTCGCTGCCCCATTCGGAGTGCTTGATGTTTTTTAATTCAATTTTCATAAAATTTAATTTATAATGATAAATAATTTTCCCAATAATGATTTTCCATTTCAATTTTCAGGCTTTCTTTCAAGCCTTCAATCTTATTAATTACTGGGTATGGGTTTTTGACTTTCCCTTCTTTTAGACGGGTGTTTAGTGCCTTGATTTGGCTTTTAATCTTGTTGATTGTTTGGATTGGTGTTAATGCTTTTTTCATATAACTTAATTTTGTGTAAAATAAAGATTAATTTAATTAAATACCAAAAATATTTTTATAGTGCAAAAAAAGATCCTATGAAAGGTATTTAAAAAGGCAGTTTTAGAGGTCTGCCAACTCTTAAAAACTAACTATTTAAATATTTTTGTACATTTTCATTTAATTGATGCCATAAACTGGGATGGATTATTGATTTCTCCCAATCTTGGGGGTTTTTTCGGATATCTTCTTCGGTTATTTCCATAATCTTTAAAATTCTCTCTAATAGTAGAGCATTTAAAATGGTTGGATTTTCTGCAATTAGTTTTTTTAATCGGCTCTCGTTGGTTGGTTGTTTTTTACTGGTTGCCATTGTTTTTGATTTTTGTAAATTAAAAAAGATAGTTTTTGACTGCTTTTAATGTTTTAAATGTAATTGCCCCAATGATGACAAAAAAAGATCCTACGCAAAGGGTTAAATTGATTGCATAAAGGATGGGCAAAAGTGCGTTGATTGTTCCCATTTTTAAGGTTTTAGAGGTTATCGGTTAAGGTTATAAGTAAAAATAAAATGACAATTAAAAGGGCGGTTTTTGTTGATTCTTTCATTTTAATTTATTTTTAGTGTTGTTGAAAAACTGAGCCATCAATAAATACATAATCATTTATAAATAAATCTCGTGCAAAACTTTCATAGTCAAAATAGTATCGTAAGTGTTGCGGTATTTGGTCAAGGTCGCCTGTTTCATCCAATAATTGCTCCGCATATTCTTGCTCGCTATCATATTCTCCCATATAGTAGCTACTAAAATCCTGCGGATGGTAGCCATAATCTACAAACTTCCTCAAGGCTTCTTCGTTACTCGTTCCATTGTATGCCTCTAAATATTCCCAAAATTCCCTATTAAAACCGCTTTCGCTTACATATTTACTTGGTATGCTTTGCCAGTCCTGAAACATAAATTCCGCATCTTCTTCCATATAATGGATGGCACTGCATAACTCGTTGAAATCTTCTTCATCATTAATCAAGGTTAAGTCAATCCAAGCACCAAAGATGCTGCCGTCATTATACTTGCCATAAGTACCTACATAGACCGCCATTTGGTCGGTGATTTTTGATTGAATCGCTGGGTGTGTTGTTGTTAAATTTTCCATTTGTTTTTTGTTGTGGGTTGCCCCGTGTTAGTTAATAAGACGCAATCTAATACGCTTTTTTGTAAATTAGAACAACCAAATGATCATTTAAGAAAACTTTAACAAATGGTTATTTTATATAATATGATCCCCCCCCTACTACCCCCCTACATAAAACAAGAGCAAACCACACGCCACACCACAACCAGCAACGCAACAAATTGCAAGACCAAAACCAAAGCCCACAACCCACCGAAAACCGCACCACACACCACACGCAAAGAAACTGCAAGGGAAAACGCAAAAGCGAGGTACTGGGTGCAAGAAAATCAAAACCCCGAAAAAATAAAAACTTTTTTGGAGCGGGGGGGTAGCTTAAACAAATGTTTATGCAGAGGGTTTGAAATTTTTTTTTTGTAATATGGAATGGAAATGGTGAAAATATGGTATATTTGGGTATAAAAACATAGCTATGTTAAAATCAATGAAGAAGCTTGGTGGTAAAAGAAAGCCAGCTGAAACAGTTGCTACTTACGAAAAGAAAAAAGCAGTAATTGCTCCAAAATCAATATCAAAAGCTGACTCAGAGGCTAAAGTAGCCAGTATTGAAGGCATGAAAGAAGCGCAAGCTGAATTAACTCAAGGTGAAAAAGACTTTGGTTCTGCATATAAATCTTTAGGTTTAAAAGGAACTAGAAGAACTGAACTTGATCCAAAAACCGGAGATGTTTCAGTAAAGGCTAAATATAAATCTACCGAAGGTGATGAAGAAGTGGAAAGAATACCTAATTCAGAAATGTTGCAAGTTAAAAGAATTGGTGAAGCAGGAGAATTAGCAAAAGGAACAGGTTATGAGAATTTCAAAGAAACTTTTAAAGATAGAATTGAAAGACTAGCTTCTGAGAAAAAAGCCAGACTTAAAGCAAAGGGAATGGCTATTCTTGAAGCTGAAAAAAGAAAGGCTGAAGCTAAAGCAAGAATGTAAAAATAATAACAATGCAAGATCCAAAAAAGAAAGAAGTAGGAGAAATGGGTAAGCCTAGTTTAAAGGCTAAATTTGAGGCTGCTATGCAAAAGCAATACAAATCTCGTCCCGATAATAAAGCTCCTTTAAAAGATAATATAGGAAAGACTATGACAGAATCATGGAAAGAAGTTATGGTTCCTATAAAAAAGAAATCGTCTAAGTTATCAATGATGACTAAAGCAAAGTATTAAACTCGGTTAGTTGGTTTGTTATTACTTTGAGCCTCCCTTAAAAAAGGAGGTTTTTTTTGTCCTTACATCATTGTTTCGTATCTTTGTCGTAAACTATACGGAGATGAATAAACTAAGAAAAGAAGTTCAACTTGAACAAGAAATCATTGACAAACTAACAGTATTAGCAGACAAAAAGCAGTGGTCATTAAAAAAGATGATGGAAACTATTTTGATCAAGGCAGTAAAAAATGTATCACTTGAGGAAAGTAATTCTTAACATCACACCTCAAACTCACGTCAGGGCAACTCAAGGTGATTCAATATTTTTTAGGATACCAAGAGATAAGTTAAGACCAGCCGGACTCAAAAGGTTACTTAGACTAGAGAGGTATAACAACTACAAACTAGAACTTTCAGCAGAAGCGAAAAGAAAATCTTTTGTCATGCCTCCGGTGGGAGCATCAATTACATTTGTGATTCCGGTACCTCCATCTTGGTCCAAGAAGAAAAAGAAATTGTATCATGGAAGATTCCATCAGTCAAAACCAGACATAGATAATTTACAAAAGGCTTTCTTAGATTCACTGATGATGGAGGATAAGCAGATCGCGCATCTGGAAGTTCAGAAAAGATGGGTTGACTTTGAAGTAGGGTGGATTGAAATTACATTAAAAGAATATGAG